GGTGCTATAGAATTAGATGAAAAGTTAGGATTTTTAACTACTGAAAACTTTAAAACTATTAAAAGTTTAAGCGATTTGGGTAAAACTGCCGAAGTTCAAAAATTCATTATTGACAAGTTAAAAGAATCAATTGGCGGTTTGGCAACTGATGCGTTAACACCAATGCAAAAAGCATCTAACGATTTGGGAAATGCTTGGAATAAATTCACCGGGGAATTGTCTAATACGGGGCCGATAAAAGCCGTTAATGAATTTTTAACTAATTTATTAAATCGACTGACTGATATTTTAAATGCGCTTAGTAACTATAAAGCACCCGCTTGGTTAGAAAAAATGGCGCGTGGTGGTTTGAATGGGATGGTTGCAGATTTAGTAAAAGGCAAAACTGAAAATACAGGCGGTGCAACTGGTTCGTGGGATGCGCCAGCCCGTACTGCTGCCCAAACTATGCCCACAAAAACTAAAACTGATGCTGCTGGAATTACCGGAACTAAAAAAACTGATAAAGCAAATAAAGCATTTAATGATGAAATTAATGCACAAATTGAAGCATTACGCGGTGCTCAAAAAGTAAAAGAATTAATTGCTAGACAAACTGTAGACCGCGTTACAAGTGAATACAATCGCGGAATGATTACCGAATTGGCAGCAATAAATACTATTGCTGAAGCCGATAAGGCTGCGTTACAGTCTGCAATTGTTACAGCACAAGGTGAATTAGAATTAGCCAATAAAAAGAAAAACAATAAAAAAGAAATTGCAAATTTAAGTTCTAAAGTTGCCGAAGCTCAGGAAAAATATAACACTCGTGAATTAGCGCAAGGTTATACAGTTTTAGAGTTAGAATACAAAATTGCTGCTGAAAAAACTAAATTTTATAATGAATCTGCACGTATAACTATTGCCGAACTTGCAGATTTAGAAGCTAAAAACAAGGCTACTAAATTAGAAATAGAATCTATGGGTTTAATTGGTCAAGCGCTGGCTAATTTAACCGATAGGCGATACGCTGAAATAATAGCAAAACAACAAGAAAAAATTGCAGTTATGGAATTATTTTCAGCTTCTGGTGAAAATGTAACACAAATTCAATTAGAAACTGACAAATTAAATCAATTAAAGATTGCTAGAGACTTGGCTTATAAAGTAAATACTACAAGTTCTAATGAAAGTAGACTATCTGGTTTAAATGCTGAAATTTTGGCAATGACTTCTTTAAATTCATTGACCGATCAACAAGCAGTTAAGGTTAATCAGTTAGGTTTGGAAGCTGCAAATTTACGATTACAAATGGGTGGTACGGACCCATTTGATGCAATGTTAGTTTCATTGGGTAAGCTGACAGAAGGTTATAGTGGCTTATTATCTGGTCTAGGTGAAGGTTATGGTAATTTCTTTAAATCGTTAGAAGATGGTTTTGCAAATAGCGTAGGTCGTGCAATTGTTTATTCTGAAAATTTAGGTGATGCTTTACGCAATGTTGCACAAAGTGCAGTTTCTGAATTAATTAGTTCTTTAGTTAAATTAGGCATTCAGTATGCAGCTAATGCATTATTGGGAAATACTATTGCGGCTACAGCTACCGCTACACAAACTGGAATTTCAGTAGCTGCTGCCGCTACAACCGCTGGGGCCTGGGCACCTGCCGCTGCAATGGTTTCATTAGCTAGTTTTGGTGCAAATAGTGTACCTGCTATGGCTGGGATTGGAGCTACTTCAGCATTAACCGAAAGTTTAGCATTAGCTTCTTTAGCTGGTTTTAAAAGTGGTGGCTATACTGGGAGTGGGGGAATTAATGAGCCTATGGGCGTTGTTCATGGTAAAGAATTTGTGTTCGATGCTGCTGCAACGTCGCGCATAGGTGTGAGCAATCTACAAGCCCTACAAGATGGATCCACATCGGTCGCAGCCAATAGTAAAGTGGTAGGTGTACCCACAGGTAGTCAAAGCGGTTCAAGCGCCTCTACGGGACAACAACAACCTCAAAATAATATCCGCGTGGTGAACGTGCTGGACCCTGCGCTGATAGGCGACTTTTTATCTACGCCTGCTGGTGAACAAGTATTCATGAATACTATTCGTAAAAACTCTAGCGGTATTAAACAAACTATTCAAAATGGCTAAAATTAATACTACATTATACGGAGAATTGGCATTTTTACCAGAAATTGCAGAAATACCAGTTACTGAAACATTAAGTTTTTTAACGGATTCGATTATTCATTATGACGGTACAGAGCAAAATATCCAACTACGCTCTAAGCCGCGCCAAAAATTTGAGTATTCGATACCTATAAAGTATAAAGATAACGCAGATTTATTTAATACTTTATCTGGTGCGATACGCCAAAAATGGGCTGTGCCAAACTGGACAGACTTACAATCTGTGGGCACTATAAACTCAGGTGATACCAGTATAGTTTGCAATACAGTAGATTATGATTTGCGCGATGATTCGTTAGCAATGATATTTACAAATTGTGATAATTATAAAGTAATTGAAATTACAAGTTTGACAAGTTCAAATATAACTTTATCTAGTGCTATTGCATCTAATATACGAAATGCTTATTTAGTACCTATTAGAATTGGTTATATTAATGGCTCTGTATCACGTTCTATAAATGGTTATAATGGGAAATTAAATTTAAATTTTGAGGTATTGGATTTAAAAGAATTTACAACTTCAGCACCAACACAATATTTATCTAACGATATTTATTATGATGAAAATTTGTTAAGCTCTAATTTTGCAGAAACTGATATTAGTAAACGCGAAGACATAATTGATTTTGATTTAGGTATAGTCGATAGACGTTCACCTTGGACAGCATCTAAATTTGGGCGAACTTACAGATCATTAACGGTATTGCCCACAGAAAGAACCAACTTTCGTAATTTTATCTTGCGCAGATATGGCAAATTTAGACCTTTTTGGATGCCATCGTTTGAAAATAACTTAATAATAAAAAATACAGGTGTTGTAGTTTCTACTTTAGTAACTTACCTAGATTCTTATATTGATTATGCAAACAATAGAATTCATGTTGCAATTCAATCTAACGGGTTGTGGTATCCTAGAATTATTTCATCACCCACTCAAACAGATTCGGACACAGTACAATATACGCTAGACACGGCATTAAATTTACCATCTGAATCTATAACTAGAGTTTCGTATTTAAGTTTATATAGATTGGATGCTGACAATATAGAATTTAATTATAATTCGCCATTATCAGTAGAAACTTCAGTTAGAATTTTAGAAATACAATCATGAGAATAGTAGAATTTTATAAAATTGTAGAAGGTTCTACTGAATTTCATATAACTAGTTCTGATTCCATTATTGAATATCTTGGCGATACATACATACCTGTACCAGTTGGGCGTAGCGAAGCTGAAATTAAAAATGAATTATCTAAAGCAAATATTGAATTAACTTTAGGTATTGATGATCCAATCGCGCAACGTTATATGAATAGTATAGTGGATGCTGTTGTATCGTTAACGTGTTTTTCGATGGAAGATTCGGACGTTACCGTCGCTTGGAAAGGTCGTTTGTCTGCTGTAAAGCCTGAAACTGCTAAAGTTAAATTAGTTTTTGAATCTGTATTTACATCACTCCGTAGGCCGGGTTTGCGCCGTAGGTATCAGCGTAATTGTCAGCATGTTTTATACGGTCGTGGTTGTAATTTAGACAAAGAAAACTTTGATTATGCGGGTATAGCTACGGCTGTGAATAACGGTAATACGATAACTGTACCAATTGCAGCACCCTATGCAAATGATACGTTTACTGGCGGTATGTTAGAAGCGCCTGATTTAACATTGCGTTTTATAATATCGCATATCGGTGATCAATTAGAATTAATTCGCAGCATTGAATCTTTGAATACTGCTATTTTAAGCGGTCCACAAAATATTAGAATATTCCCAGGTTGTGACCGAACCAGAGAAACCTGTCAGTCTAAATTTAATAATTTAAACAATAACGGTTCGTTTCCATTTATACCAATTAGAAACCCATATTCGGGCAGTTCATTTAACTAAAGTTTAAATTATGTGGTGGTTTGTTGCTATATTTGTTGTTTCTTTGGTTGTCGCATATTCGATGCGACCGAAAAATCAATCTGTCAAACCTTCAGGTTTAGAAGATATTACAGTGCCCACAGCGGAAGATGGGCGGGAAATTCCTGTATTATTCGGAACAAGAATAATCGAAGGTGCTAATTTAGTTTGGTATGGCGATTTAAAAACCGAGCCTATTAGAAAATGATCGCTACCAAAGTTTACGTTTCAGATTGTCGCGCTTTGGGTATGTGCATTACACCGGGTGTAAAATATTTCTGTGAACGTAATAATTTAGACTACAAAGATTTTATAAAAAATGGTATTGATATATCAATACTTGAATTATTAAATGATCCGCTAGCAAATAAAGTTATAGAGGCTGCAAAAAATGGGCGGTAAGAAAAAACAAACGGTCGGATATAAATATTATTTAGGTCAACATTTAATATTATCACATGGCCCTATTGATAATGTTAGTGAAATTATCGCTGATGATAAAATCGCATTTGTAGCTACTAATTGGACTGGTGGTTCCATACAAGTAAATAGCCCTAATTTATTTGGTGGTGAAGATGGCGAAGGTGGCATATCTGGAAAATTTGATTTGGATGTGGGCGGTCCAACACAAACAGCGAATTCTTATTTAGTTTCAAAATTATCGCCTGAATTAGTGCCTTCGTTTAGAGGTGTTGCAGGTGTTGTTTTAAATCAAGTTTATATAGGCACACAAGCTTATTTAAAAAAATTAGCATTTAAAGCTACTAGAATTCATAAAACAAAATCTGAAGGTTTAACGCAATGGTATGATGAAAAATCGGAACTGTTATATGTTAATCCTAAAGGTGGCTTGTATACGTTTAGTTCGCTTACAGCACATATGACCCCTGGATATAATACTTCGGAAGCTGAGGTTGTATTATCCAATAATGAAACAATCGCAATAGAAGTTTACGGGGGTTCCGCAAGTGCTTATTCATTATGGCCCGATGATGATGAAGTCCCTGTAGATAGAAAGCCGTGGCGTTTCACACTAAACGTTTCAAAAGACGGTGCGTTTCCAACTTCTTATTACCCAACAGAATTTGATACACCTACAGATGCAGCAAATGCAGCAAGCGTTGAGGGCCCAATAATATTAACCGGACCTGGGACATTTAAAGTTTATTTGTGGGATGGTGATGGTGAGGCATCTAACAATAGAGGTGCTTTAACATTTGGTATTGGTATATCAAAAAATAGAGATATGAACCCTGCCCACATTATTCGGGAGTGTTTGACTAATCCTGATTGGGGTATGGGTTATCAAGATGCGGATATTGACGATGCGTCATTTACAGTTGCTGCTGATAAATTGTATGCTGAAACAATGGGTATGTCGCTATTGTGGAATCGTCAGAATACAATAGATGAATTTATTAGCGAAATAACTAAGCATATTGATGCGTCAGTTTATGTTGATAAATCTACAGGTAAATTTAAATTAAAGCTTGTGCGGTTTGATTATAATGTTGATGATTTAATTTCATTAAACCCTAGCAACATAAGCCACATATCTGATTTTACCCGCCCTAGTTTTGGTGAACTTACAAATTCTATAACAGTTAAATATTATGACGGTAATACCGGTAAAGATTCTTCAGTAACTATTCAAGATATTGCATTATCCCAAATGCAAGGTGTTACTATTAACACAACTGCGCAATATCCAGGTTTTACAAATGCTTCAATCGCTGCTAGAGTTGCCCAACGAGATTTAAAAACTTTATCCACACCTATTGCATCATGCACAATTTATGCAAACCGTGATGCATACCCATTAAGTATTGGTGATGTATTTAAATTAACTTGGCCTGATTATGGTATTATCGATTTGGTAATGCGTGCCACAGCTTTAGCCTATGGTGATGGTAAATCTAATCAGGTTCGCATTAGCTGCACGGAAGATGTTTACGCATTGCCGGCTAACGCGATAATTGTGCCTACCCCCCCTGTATGGGTAGACCCAAGCGCAAAACCTGCCGTAGCTCAAAATAGGCTGCTCTATGAAGTTCCATATTTGGAAGCAATCCAGCAAAACGGGCAGGCTGCTGTAGATGCTGTAATTGCTATAGATCCTGAAATTGGATATGTAGGGTCCTCAGTCGGTCGGCCTAGCGGTTCTAGTTTATATGCAAATATGTATGTAAATTCAGGAGGTGGTTATACAAATAACGCAACTGTGGATTTTTCACCAACTGCAAAACTTGTTTCCGATATTGGAAAAATGACAACAAGCTTTAGCATATCTGAGACTGTTGATATCGCTAACGCTCCTGTGGGTACATGGTTTCAAATAGATAATGAATTAATGTCTATTGTTTCTTATGTTGACCCAGTATTAACTGTAAAACGTGGAATTTTAGATACCGTACCGGAAAATCATTCAATAAATTCAGTTTTATATTTTTGGGATAATTACAGCGTTAATGATGAAACCCAATATGTTGATGGTGAAAGTTTAAATATTAAAATTACACCTGTAACCGGACAAGGTGAATTACCATTATTATTGGCACCGGTAGACACGTTAGAAATTAAAGGTCGTTTAGCACGCCCTTACCCACCTGCAAATTTTAAAATTAATGATGAATATTTTCCAAATACCGCAGAAGGTAGTTTAATATTAACATGGTCCCATAGAGATAGATCATTACAAACGAGCAATGTGTATTTGGACTTTACTGATAATTCTATAGGGCCTGAGCCCGGTACATTATACAACGTAAGAGTTTATGAGAATGCATCAAATACTTTAGTATATTCTAATTTAGCGATATCAGGTTTGTCCGATAGCGTTACAGTTTCAGCAGGATTTACAGCTAGAGTTGAATTAGAAAGCGAACGATCCGCGCTAACCAGTTATCAAAAATTATCACATATTATCGAATTAATATCTGTGTATTTTAATTTTAGCCCGCGTGGTTTAAATGTACCCACAGGTGCAGCCAAATTAGCAAAAACTATTTCCAGTTCTATTTATGCTATTCAGCAAAATATTTTAACTAGAATGTCTAATTCTGATTTATCTATAATTAACACAGTTACTTTAGATAATAACATAACCGGCTTGTCTGTTGACGGAACTTCAATTTTTGTTTCAGATAAAGGTACATCGTCTGTTTTAGGAAAATTATATAAATACTCTAATGATTTTTCTACAACATCAAATATAAATTTACCTACATACGGTGATGGTAAAGGATTAACTTTTGTTGCAGGATCGTTATGGGTATCACTACCGACCACAGGTGTAATTCGTAGAATAAACCCATCAGATTTATCAACAGTTGCAAATGTTACAATTGCAGGTTTACCATGCCGACTTACAAATGATGGGACATACGTTTATTGCGTAGATAGCACAGCATCTAAAATTTATAAAATTGATCCAGCTACAAATACAATAGTTTTAACTATAAATATTAGCAGTGCTCCTGTAGATGAAAGTGAAATTGCAGTGGCAAATAGTTTGGTGTTTGTATCTCAAGGTTTTGCGATAAGAGCTTACGATGTGAATACAGGTGCTGAATATTCATCTGGCCCTATATTTTTAGGCACATCTTATGTAAAATTTATACCTATATTTACATCAGGTTCAAAAACTTTAGGTAAAAGTTCAATTACTTACGGTTCAAAAACTATATATGAATATTATGAAAGTTCTGATAATGGTCAGACTTTTAATAAATTAGGTGCTGGTGATTATATAAGTTCATTGCATGAAGTAACACCATGCCTAACTGATGGAACTTACATTAGTTTTGAAATTGAAAAGTCTTTTGATTCATCAAAAACTGATTTTTTTATAACTAAAGGTTTATTAGGTTCAGTACCAAGTTTAACAACTAGTAAATTTTCCAGACCTTACATTCCTGTAACCATAGGTTCGGACGGTTCTAAATTTATTGCAGTTACCACAGGAAATAATGTATATACGTCAACAGATGGTACAACTTGGACTTTAGTTGGAAACATTACTACCATAGGCGGTGTGTACACTCAAGATTTTGGTTCTAGTAATTATGGATTAGCCGTATCATTATTATGGGTAAACGACAGATGGTTTATCCGCGCTCCTAATGGGCTTCAACTATATTACACAACCGATGTCAATGCTGTATCAGGTTGGATATTATGTAATTTACCAATAAGTGTATTTCCACAGTTCAATACAATAGCAGTCCATAGTGGTAATCTTTTTGCTAGTGCTTTAAAACAAGAATCAGGAACCAACATACCTTTAATTATTAAATCTACTGATAATGGGTCTAACTGGACAACTGCAATATATCCATTAACTGGCGGTGTATCAAGTTTGTACAATGTCGGTGGTGATTTAATAGGCGTTGAATTTGGCTTCGTAGGTAAAACCGTGAAGTCTACAGACGGCGGCACCACGTGGGTTGAAGTGTCTAATGGAATACCATTAGTTAAATTTGGAGAATATCCAGTTTTAGCCAATTCAAATATTTTAGTTACACAAGGTTTAACTTCTACACCTCCTGGGGAATCAGATCAAAAGTTAATTTATACATCAAACGGTACAACATTTGCCAATTCTGTGGGCATTGATATAAAAGCTTCTGCATTAGTTATTAATTCAGTAAATACTATACTTGCAGTTCGTAATGGTTTAGATGTTACAGTTATTGATACTACTGATATGCATACTGTAGGATCATTAAATATTGAACAGCCTTTAGGATATACACATTTTTCAGAAATATCTTTAATTGATACCACCCGATTAATAGTTGATAACGGCCTAACCGTTGATTATTATGATAATATGTCAACAGGTATTAGAATTATAGAAGACGGTAATACTCGAATTACTGAATCTGGCGATATTAGAATTTTAGAAAGTTAAAAATGCCAAGTTATAAAATAAGCGATTTAGTTGCAGCTACAATAGCTGCTGATGCAGATTTAATAGAAATTACACAATCTGCGGGCGGTCCAACATCAAAAAAATTAACATTATCTTTATTAAACTTTGGTATTGAAAAAGATATTGCATGTGGTGATGAAACCACAGCTTTAACTACAGGCAATAAAGTAACTTTTAGATGGAAGTCTAAAGCTATAACACAGGCTTTAAAAATTACAGCATCGCTAACTACTGCACAATCCAGCGGGGCTACTCTAGTGACTGTTGATGTAAAGAAAAACGGTACGTCTATGTTTAGTACAAAACCAACATTCGATAATACTGAAAAAATTACAGATACTGCCACAACTGTCGCTGTATTGACAGCTACGGGTATTGCCTACAATGATGAAATTGTTGTAAGTGTGGATGCGATTCAATCGGGCACAGTTGCTGCCGGATTGAAAGTTTACATTGAAGGGTTAGCGTAATGCTTTTAAATCCTTTCAGATTTGGTCCGACTGTACAAGACGAATATTTTACAAATGTAACATTGTTGTTACATGCTAATGGCACTAACGGATCAATAACTACTGTAGATTCGTCAAATTCTGCAAAAACTATATCTAGAATAGGTGGGCCTGTTTTAAGTACAGCACAAGCAAAATTTGGAAATGCGTCATTACTATTTACTAACGGTGGCGACGCATTTACAGCGCCGTCTAGTAGTGATTTTGATTTTGGTACTGGTGATTTTACTATAGAGTGTTGGATATATCCAACAACATCCGACACATCTATAGATAGAGGTTTAATAGTTCGTGATTCTATTGGCGGTACGCGAGGTTGGTTATTATATATTGCAAATTCAACAGGACATTTAAATTTTGCAGCATGGGGTGATTATCCAACCGCTGTTTGTAGTTCTACTGTAATACCAACTATAAATACTTGGAGTTTTATACAAGTCGTTAGAGAATCTGGTGCATTTATATTATATTTAAACGGTTCATCTATTGCTTCAGATTCATCTAAACTTAGCTTAAATATAGGATCGTCGGGAACGCCACTTTGTATAGGTTCTCTATATGGGGTTTCTTCACCGACCCTTACTACATTTATAGGTCACATTGATGATGTTCGTGTAACCAAGGGCATCGCACGCCCTGTAGCTATACCCACATTAGAATTTCCAAACAGCTAACCTGCATTACGCCAGATATTTAATTTGGCTATCAATTTATCATATTCTGTAACTTTTTGATTATGATGAATTGCCATAGCGCAGGCAAAGAAAAGGAGGTTTTGAGCCTCCTTTTTTGTTTTTGTAACCCATATTGCTGTAAGAATAGTTTCTACTCCTGAGCAACAAATTAATATAATTTCTAAATTAGTCATCGAATAAACTTACAGTTTCTGGTTTTTTATAATATGCAATATCGTAAAGCATTTTATTAGCTTTTTCAATATAAAAATTGTAATCTAAATCTGATGGAAATTCGTCCGGCATGTCCATGATAGGTTTAGCTCCATCGCTATCACCTACTTTGTTTCCGTTTGTCACATAGTTGATTTGCCCGCGAACGTCTTGAGCGTAATACCATCGCGCTTCCTTGCCTAGATATACACCATCTTTGTGGGCACCTCCTGCAACCGATTTAACCACTATAAACCGATTTATATTGGTGCACTCCCTGATAGATTCCTCTATAGGTTTTTTGCTGATTAAAAAATCTTTAACTGCTTCAATGCAAACAGTTGTAACAGGATTTTTATGAAACCGGAAAATTGCTAATTCTGGATCATCCCAAGGATTTTTATAAGCTCCAATTGCTTTAGCTTTAACAATACCATTTTTATCTGGTGTTTTAATAGCAATATAGTTGTTAACGTCTTTACTATATACTGCAAGATAATTAGTATTTTCAGTTTTAAACCCTGTATGATTTTCCCAAGATTTAATAATATCAGCTTTTAATCCTTTTAACTTTTTATTATATTTGGTAACTATGCCGTCTGTATTGGCAGATATTACTGGTATGTTATTTAATTCAAACATTTCTATAAGCATTAACAATAATAATTGACCGCTTAAAGTAACTTGAATCATTAGGTCTGGTGCGTAAATAGCTGACCATATAGAACCCAATTTGCCGAATGACCCGTTAATAACAATCTTTAAAGAATCGCTAATAACTTTCCACATTAAAGCGCCATCTTTATCGCCATTTTTTTTGCATTTTGCAGAATTACGTTTAGCAGTTACTCGCTGTTCAACAATTGCAGCATAAACTGTTAAAAAAGCTTCAGTTAAATGTTTTGGAAAAAGTTTCAGGATTAAAATAATACGCGGGTAATAACTTTCAACATCATCATCATCAATATCTGTTTCTTCATCTGCATAATGGGCTATAGTTTTTTCACAACTATGCAAACCGCCCATACCCATTTTGTAAAGCTTATTTGCAATATTAACTTTTAAACTCCAAATACCCTTACCGTTATCAGGATCGTTTATATCGTCTTGAACTAATTCGCCTAATCCAGCAGGCCAAAGCGGTGCACCTGATTCAGACGTAATAAATTCTGCGCGTTTAATATCCTCATAAACACTTTTTAGATAATCTGTTTGAAATTCGATAAATGGTGGTGGTATATATTTAAATGATGTGCCAGGGGGTATATTAGCTTTTTTTACTTTCTTGCCTGTTATACGTTCAATCTCTTTTGTAATAACAGCTTCTGCAATTTGTGCATCTGATTTAGACCTTAAATCCACACCATACTTTTCAGTAAGGTTATATCGTAAGTTCATTTGCTCTGATAATTCATCTAGAATTAATTCAGTAGCTGGAATATCTGAGCCTAAACAATAATTTTTTACTTCTTCAGCTTCTTCTAAAGTAAGTTCTTTATTATGGTCGAATGGTAAATCTTGAATACGTTTTGACATTAACCGCGCCGCATACTTCTTTAAAGAACCTTGCAACGGGCACACTTCAATTAAATCTATATGATCTATATTTGGTAGACGTAATCCAAATTCTTCACATGCCTCAAAAACTGTTAAACCTTTATGAATATCTTTTTGTGCAATAATTTTATTAGAATATTCTTTTAATCGCTCTGCGCTGTATCCGCGTAGAGATAAAAGCAACATTAGTTCATCATATTTTTTACTGTTGAAACCTATCAATTGAAAATTGAATATTACCCAATTCAATAGATTTAGGTCCATAGTGCCCACAGGAGACACTTCAAATGTCCAATATTTCTTTAATTCTTTGCATTTGAATCCAATAAGAAAATAATTCTTAAAGCATTCAATATCCCATATCATTTTATAGCCACGTCCACCGGCAGCTATCAATTCATCAATTGTGAAATAATCAATTGGTATTGGGCTACGCTTAACGCTAGTAGTTTTTACAAACGCTTTTGGCTTTTTCGATAGCGCATTGCCATTTTCATCGGCAAAGAATTTAGGCGCCATATCAAGGTCTAGCCAAAGGCATATAAATAGTGTTTTCGCAAGGTGCTGTATCCCATACTGTCCATAAAACTTCCATTGTCGGGCTACCGCCTTTAGTACCAAAATGAAAGTCTGGTCGCCATGTTAATGGTAAGACTGCCATAGGTTTATGTTTATTAAATAATTTTTGACGTTTCGATGAATGCCAATATTGACTTTTTAGTAACATCGCAAAAGGTTTTTTAAAATTTATAGATTGAACTATAAAATCTTCAGCATATTTAAATGGCGGATTTGTAATTATAGCATCACAGTCTACGCAGTTTGTATTTAAATAATCTATGTCACCAATACCATAATTTTGATAATTTAATTCTGTAGATATTACATTTGCACCACATTTAATTAGTGCCTCAGACATATGACCAGCGCCGCAAGCAGGTTCCCATATTTTCATACCGGAAACTTTTAAATAATTAGCAAGTGCAATTGTTGCGTTTTCTGGCGTTGGGTAAAAATCTGTAGAATTTCTATCTATAGCACTTGCATTAGTTAATGTTATTCCATCCATTAGACAATCCCCATGATTCCACCGCGCACATTTTCACCAAAAAATAAAGCAAGTTTTTTGGCATTGACATTGAACTGGATACTGTGGGCATGTGACCTAATTAATTCCAAATAATTAGCATTAAATATTAAATCGTTTGTCAAGCCTTCAACATCATATGTTGTAGCATCATTGATGTTAGCCGATGATGCCATTTTACCATCAATAAAGTAAACTCTATCGTTATCTAGAAAAGATTTTACAATATCTAAAGCTTCATAAAAGCCTGCCGGTAAAGGCCAGGGGTTAGCTTCAACATTTAAAATTTTGTTGTAGTCTGGATAAATACATGCAAACAATTGTGTTTTAATAAAACTATCGTCTGCAAAATAAAACGTCGCACTATTAGAACTAAAACCAAAAGCCTTTAAGGGTTTATCAGATTTGCAAACTGCATTAGCTGAGGCTTTTGGTAATAGAATATTTGGCGGTAAATCTATGCCGTGAAATGCTTCAATAACCACATGCCGATTTGTGGCAACTGCCGTATGCGCCTGAAGCAAGACCGCGCACAGAAAAGGCTCTGTGCCGTTGTCCTGCGCAAGCGGTACGCAGGCACGCAGCGCCGTTTTTAGGTCGTCGGTAAGTGCTGCTATAGGTGGGTCGGGTTGGATCGCTGGAAGGTCGCCAAAGGGCACGCATGGGACCAGTGCGCGGAATTTTCCAGACTTGATAGAAAGCCTACCCGAATCTAGCTCTGTGATCGAAATAGCTTCTTTACATTTAGACAATGCTTTAACCAAAGTCTGTGTATGTGGACATACATTAATATTTTCATCAATGTAATGGCCCGCTGCTAAACCGCCGTCAAAACCTATAACCGTTTTGTCAGATATACGGCAATGCGTTTGCATTGGCGTGCCGTCTGAATGCTGTGCAACTGAAATAAATTTAAGGGCTTCTAGTAATGTAGAAGCTGGTTTATCTTTATCTACAGCTTTGCGGGCGCGTGGTTTAGCGGTTGCCATTATTTGTTATCGTCCGATTGTTTATCCAATTCCATAATTGCACGCTTTAGATAATTTGCATGGTCTAGGCATTCTTCATAACTGTGCTGGAGCCAATATCTTAAATCGCCCATATTTTCATATAAAGTAGTACCGTATTTAACTATACCCACATGAGAGCGGTTAAGTAAATCTTGTCGGACTGCTTCGACTACCGGATCGGCACATTTTTCAGTTAATTTATTATCAGCCACATGAACTAAATCAAATATACTTTTCATCCCATCTGATTTTATATTATTTTTAGCAATTACTTCTATTGACCCTAAAACATCATTATTTATTTCACTCATAATTAATCCAATCAAAAAGGAATATCCTGTTCATACTCTTTACAACCACTAACTATAATATACGCTGGTGGTCGCGCTTTAAATAAATCGCAAGTTTCATCTTTTAAAAAATTGGAACAGTTTAAGCATGTTTGCCATACATAAGCTGCAACCATTTTATCCTGCAATTTGATTTTTAATTCTAATTGATTTTGTGTGTATTGATTTGACATATTAGAATTCGTAATTCATTATTTCAGGAAATTTTAAATTAGTATGCACCATAATAGATTTGGGTACACGTAATTCTCCAGTTCGATTTAAAAATTCTTCTACTGTTGCAGGGGGTTCGTTAACGCTATGACGTTTCCACCATTCATGGGCAATTCTACGCGGTTTTCCGGTATGTTCAAAGCACAAAAACACATTTAAAGAACGAATACCAAAAGGATAAATTGCCTTTACACTAGGTGGACTAACGATACCTAAACCCTTATCTTTACCCTCATGCTTTACATACTGAATCGGACGTTTAATTTCTGTAGTTTCAAAAATTGGGTTTTCGTCCGGTTTCATCGGTGCATCATTAAATGCAGTAGCAAACAATTTAGTCGCAAAATTAAATTCTTCTGCACAATCGCAGCAAAATCTAGCCGATGCGTGGTTATATTCACCACAACCTAATTTCCAATTTTTAGGGTCTTTATCTTTATTCGTTAACAGTTTGTCAGCACTGCAAATTTTAATAGGTGGTGGTTCGCCTGTTTTAGCACCGGGTTTGCGCGGCAATACCGGATCGTCAATAGGACCATTGCGGCCAATATTACCGACAAAATCAGCTATACGGCAATTCTGTTTATCAAACCAAACTCGCGTACCGCGCCCGTATTTCTGCACATGCTTACCAGGGCTGCAAGTAGGTTGAAAATCGCCAATTAAATCAATACGTGGATTGTCATAACCAGTAGTCAACATATTAGCGCCGACAATGCACCAATATTCATCATTATCGTAAGCGGCCAGACGTTTTTTATTTTCGTCTGCGCTTAATTTAGAATGTACATAAGTAACTGACGCGCCAAATGATTCCAACATGCTCGCAATATGTTCGGCATTTTTTACACCCGCTGCAAATATCATTGCCTTGTTACGGTCGTATCCAATTTCTAAAAACTCTTTGCACGCTGAATATGTAATCTCGTCAGTGTCTACTAAATCTTCAGCTTGTTTTTGATTAAAATCGCCTGCGGTAATAGACAAATTAGAAATGCCATTAATTACTGTCGATGTTGGTTTACCTACCAATGGGCTTAAATAGCCTTCAGCAACTAAACGTTTAAACCATTCGTGCGTACAAATATTAAAACAAATATCGCTAAATAATCCACCATCCGTAAGTGTGCCCATTTTTAAACGGTATGGGGTGGCTGTAAATCCGATTACCTTTAGATATGGGTTTATTTTAGTTAATGCTGCAATAATTTTTAAATATGCACTATCTTCATCTGAACCTAAAAGGTGGCAATTTCCAGTAATAATAACTTTACCTCCACGCCTTGTAATAATATTACCTTCTGGCATACTCACACAATAAACATCACCTGAGTATTCAATTTTTTCAGGTTTCCAAGTTTGTGTTTGAATTTCATTTATTGATTTTGTTATAAATAATCTATAACAGTCACTGAAAGTTTCTTTTCGATTATCAACAACCATTGTCAAATTAGTTCTATATCCTGCTAAAGTGGCAACGGCTTGATAAAAATCGGCCATTTTTTTATTTACAGTCGTATATAAATAAGTATTTTCATTTGCAACGTGCCCATCCCAAAGATTCATATATTCTATAATAGACTTAGCTTTATTTAAGCTCATTGTAGTTATATTAAAATAATCAACAATCGTTTTATCTATTAATGCTGGTAAATAAACCATATATCTGAATCGCTTTTTTACATTACCTTTAGATTCTCTTTCATCTAATAATTTATACTTAAATTTGGTTTCTTGCATTAATAATTCAAATTCTTTTAATTTTCTATCTTTAGAAAATGTAAATGAACAAATGCACGTACCGTCGATATTTTTTCTATGTAAATTTCCGTCAGCTTGAAAACATATTGCGAATTTCTCCCAATATTCTAAATTTTCATCTTCACCACAAGCGAAACCTGCAACCGGAATTTTGCTGTAGCCATTCGATTTAACTTTATCAGCTCTTATTTTTTCATCGTTAACAATCATTTCATGACCCGGAGTCACCATAAAATTGAAATTTTTTGCAGTTTCTAATTTTAATAACCCGTCGGTAGCTGGTCGTTTTATATACTTTATAGGGTTATCAAAATTAATAATTCTACTTTTAATGTTGTATTGCGCTACTTTCTGCAAACCTAATTCGTCAAACCTTATAAATCCAGACTCTGTTAAAATTTCAGTATCTGGTGAAAAACATTCATCTACTAAAATTAAATCTCTATGGCCAAATGCATTTGAATCTTTCTCTAAAGTTTTTACTACACTTTGAACCCCACCAAAAATAATAGGCATCGTAGTATCTCTAGCACCTAACCCTGCGCTATGAATTCCTAAAGGTGCGGTAGGCCAAAATTGCTGAAGTCTTTGCGCATTTTGTTGAATTAGTTTCCAAACATGAGTAAGCATTAATACTCGTTGATTTGGAAAATGTCTAAATACAGATTGTAAAAAGTCTGCGATTACCACAGATTTACCACTATTATGATGAACCATAAAGTCTGAAGTTAAATATAAATGATCGTCACTTATATTAAATCCATAATAGTAATCTTTTTCAACTTCTTCTATAGAAAATCCTGTAACACTCGGGTCTTTTTTCTGAAGTCTGGGTAATGCTTTTTTACGCGCAAGATGGACCGGAACGATACTAATATTACCTGAAATACAAACTCTATAGTAAGTACCGATCGCGCCAGTTTGGCAACCTTTTCGGCATTCGGATAAATTAGCTGATAAACCTAGACTTCTAGCAATAAATTGAACGTCTTTGGCCAATTGTTTTGATTTAGACACATAATCATAAATAGAATTTTTCGACAAAGATCCGTCAGTGTCAATCAATCCAGCTAAAACATTCAATCGAGTTTCAACATCACCGAGTTTATAACAATCTGGAATAAATTTATTATTTGATGTAGAACCATATAATCGAAGATTATAAATTGCCAATATTAGGCTATTATATTTTCCTTTTTCGCCAGTAATATAATAAGTAGATGCCAAATTATTCGCTTTTGTTTCAACTCTAACTTTTAAATCAAACTGTTTAGCTAAAGAATACGCAGCCAAAGCAATTTCATTATCCATAGTAGTTAAATTTATGGAATTCAATAAACTCCCATCGCCTAATAAACAACCGAAAATCCAAGGGTCTATAGTGCATTTTTCCTGAACTGGAAAATTAGCGGGCGCACGCCAAAGTTTTCTAGTATGTTTATACCATTTAGATTTATTTAAATAATCGGAAACTGTGATATTTTCAACATTACCTTTTATTAATCTACCTGGAATATAAAATTCGTTAGATTTTTCTTGTGTGGTTTTTAATGATAATATATGATCGCCGTTGACAATGAACGATTCCCCTTTAATCGGAGTAATTTTAAACATTCTGCCATACCCGCGAATTAGTGTGTAAACAGTGCGTGATTTAAAATCAGGCCCCATCAACTTATCACCTTCGCGCACATGCTGTACGGTTTTCACCGAACCATCATACATAAGTATTTCAGTATTTTTAGCATGACAACCTGTGGGCATACACACCAACGGATTACCCTTACCACCATTTTCAAAATAATTAAAAATGGCGTTTTTAGCGTCAGTTTGAAAATAATGTGGTGTGATTTTCATTATCCCAATTCCAAGCCTGATTCAATTTCAAAACCACTAGAAACAATTTTAATTACTTTGCCCACAGTAGTAATATCTATCCATTCAGGGCAACCATTTGGTACTTCGGCGCGGGGTATGACAGAATCCCATTTTGAACAATAAAATTCGGCGTTATCCACAGCCTGACAGTTAGAGCAACTGCGACAATTTTTAACCGCTGGTTTGTTCGCATGGCAAATATCCTTAAAATCGCACATACTTTTACATTGAAAAAATGTAGGATTCTCACTAATTTTAGGCGGTGCGTCTTGACTGTAAATGATGGAATGTGCTTTAGCTTCCATATCTTTAGCTAATTTAAAATCTAATTTAGCAACTTCGATATAAAGATCATCGTCATTTTTATTAGCGCAAATATACAAAACGTGCTCTATTTTATAATCAGCACCATAAATCGAGTTTTGAATATAATGGGCGGGCTTTGCTTTAGCCATACCTTTGGACTCTAAACTATTAAATCCAGCACCAGTACCGCTAGTTTTAGATTCTAGAATTGCGTATCCATTAATTTTGTAACGCTCTGGAAACTGCACAATTCCATCTAGCGAACCGCCCAAATGCCCGCCACATTTATTTTTAATGCGTAATTGTGGGTGTGCACCGTCTGGTTTAGTTTGGGATTCGTCGTGAGTCCAAACATTAAAACCCAAACCTTTAAGCCATTCAGAATGCCGTTTTTCTTCCAAATGGCCGCGATTGAATAGGCGCTGCATACGCCCACTTTTACGGGTTGGATATACCCATCGAAACCCATACCACAAAGCCCGCTTGCATTCATCGCCTATTTTAGATGCGCCTAAATGCCATCTAAAACCATCATCGTAAATAGCCGCCGTATGCTCGTCTATTTCATCTTTAATACGACTAGATAATGATGCGCATACACCGGGTGTATTTAAATTAACTAGATTTTCGTCTTCCGATTTTGTCGTTTTCTCTAGAGAATCGGGCTGTTCGTTTTGCTGCATTTTTTTTCTTTACGCCTTTTAAATTGAATGTAATCGTTTTTACTGTGGGCATTCATAATGTCTAATGCTTGCTGTAATTTTGTCGGATTTAATAATCCTATATGACAATCAATATCTGATGGTAAATCTAATTCTTTTGCCAACCATTTGTATGCATCATCACGACTTAAATACTTAAATTCCCATACAGGATCAAAAACTTCGTGCAATTTAGCGCGCTTGCGTCTAATTGCCGATGAAGCCATTAAGCCCATCGGGTTATTAGTATTGGGATGACAGGCAACCATTGCAGCACAATCATCACAATAATAACAATAAGGCCAATTACCGCGCTCTTTACCAAATAAAACAGAATTGGAAGTTAAACCCATTCGGGAAGAACTACAATTATCGCATTTGGTCGGAGGTGGTAATTTATTGTGCATATTCAGATAATAAAATACCCCGATATTTCTACCGGGGCTTTCCATTAATTAACGCTTACCCCATGCAGGTTGACCGCCTGCCGCTGGTGCCTGCTGGGACCATCCTGCCGCTGGTGCTGGTGCAGGGGCTTGTGCGGGCGCTGGTGCCTGTTGTGCTGGCTGTTGGCCCCATTGCTGTGCAGCTGGCGCTTGCGCGGCCTGTGCGGTAGGTGCTGCCCATTGTTGCGTCGCCGCTGGCTGTTGCTGTGCCGGTGCAGCCTGACCGCCAGATTTGCCGGGTTCGTTACCGGCCATATCGTAAACTTTATTTACTTGCGTAAACGGGTTTACAGTTTCACCTGCATCTTTTTTCGTCTTTTGATCGGGTGTCAAAGGTTGTTCTTTAACTTCGACCACAAACGGAATACCATGCAGTTGTGCAGTATCAGTAACCAAAAACACACCAGTCACATGGCAAAGCGCAGACATTTGCGATTCTGCAATTTGACGGGCTTTATCGCTTGCATTGTAGAGATTAACGCGATGCAAGCCTGTAGCACCTGCGAATGGGCTACCGGGAATTGCAAGCAGTTCAAACACCACCATACCGCCATCGCCAGCAGAAGTAGGCTTAATTTCAGACGCGGTAATAACTACTGGATATTTACCGACTGGTAATTGTGAAAATCCGCTACCTTGGGTGGGGTCAATAGCGTTTGCGTTAAATTGTTGTTGCAGTTGCATTTAAAGTTCCTTGATTTGCCCACAGTTAACCGCCTGTGAGGCTATGCGGATAAAGCCAGATTATTGAATTTCAATATCTTTTTTAGTAAGAGATTCTGCCAGATCGCACAGAGTTTTAGCCACAAACAATTTTTCGTTTTCAGGCAAAGTTTGTGCAATTGTATTCAATGTCGAAAGACAAACATTAAATGCTACAACCATTTCACGGCCAGCAAGAATACGCATAAAAATATCAGTGATTTGTGTTACTTCTTTTGTAACTTTTTCACTAATATCATCGTCAATATCTACAAATTCAGTCATGACATTGCCTTATTAAAAATATCGGTTAAGTTTGGGGGTTCAAAGGTTGCTAATTTGCCGGACCTATCACGCGCAAATACGTCAAACTGTTCGCTTGTACAAAATGCTTTTTGTTGACCAATCACACCAGGGATGGTGTGATTACCTAAATGCAAAATTTCATCAAATAAATGGGGAATCTTTACATTTAATTCTTTTCCAGGGAAATATGGTTTACGTTTTTGTGCGCCACTTTCATCTACTGTGGTTTGTTTAGCAATAAGGTATAAATGTTTCTGTGGGAAATAATATAACTTATTGATGTTAATCATTATTTCTTCAGCCATTTCACCATATGCTTTTAAACCGTGCTTATGAACTCTAAGTGTATCCTCTAAAATAATTTCACAATATTGACTTACAGAATCAATAACCAGAGTATCAAATTTTTTAGTTTCTGCTGATTCAAAAAACCATTTGAAAAACTCACGAATTTTAACGGCTGTGTACGCTTCAAATGCAGGAATGTTAGAGCCGCGCATTGAAAGCATACCGGGTTCTACGCACATCATTACCGGGTTTGGGGCGGTGTTTGAAACTGGCGTTTTTCCCGATCCGGGGCCACCAAAAGCCAAAACTTTAACACCGTAAAACTGTGCTAATGATCCTGCTGGTTTTAAACTTTTAATGTCCATATGTAAACTTTATTATGGTGCAACGAATTGGAATTGAACCAATATAATACAAATTATGAGTTTGTGGCATTGCCATTATGCTATCGTTGCTATTTATTATTTGGTGCCGCTGACCGGAATCGAACCGGTAAGCCGTGAAGCGTTTGATTTTAAGTCAAATGAGTTTACCAATTTCTCCACAGCGGCAATTATTTGTTACTTAAAGTTTCTTAGCATTCTTAGGACTAATAATTTCCAAAGTTGGAGCACCTTCAGAAGTTGTAATAGCCTTATCAATCAAAACTTTATACTTTGGATCAAGCAATTTGTATTCAGTCATTGACAAGTCAGCTTTCCATTTAACCAAACGTTCGGCAATGATTTTACCTTCGGCACCGCCAATATTTTCGATTGCATCCAAACAATCATTAACCAAATCTTGATTCAGATTGTAGTTAATCTTTTTAACGGCTTTGGCTTCATAGCCGTTAGCCAATTCGATGCGCTCTGTACCTGATTTTTTATTTGGATCAAAAGCAAATGCAACAAACGCTTTACGTTTATCCATTTCAGATTGTTTTGCAGTCTCTAAAGCAACTTTAGACTGTTCCCAAGATTCTAGCAAATAATCACGATATGTTACATGATCGTGTTCTGACAATTCTTTTTTGTCTTTAATCAATTTTTCAATTGCAGTAACTTTATCAAGATTTGTCAAAAAATCACGTTCGGATAAAGTATACACTTCTTGTTCAGACATAATTTAAATTCCTTTATTTGTTATTCGCCATCGCCAGAGCCAGAGCCAGAGCCAGAGCCATCGCCAGAGCCATAGCCAGAGCCAGAGCCAGAGCCATCGCCAGAGCCATAGCCAGAGCCAGAGCCAGAGCCATCGCCATAGCCATAGCCAGAGCCATAGCCATCGCCAGAGCCAGAGCCAGAGCCATCGCCATAGCCATAGCCAGAGCCATAGCCAGAGCCATCGCCAGAGCTAAATTTATTTTTAGCCATTGATAGACCCCTTGGCAATTTCTGAACATGGAATCAATTCACAAACACCTGTCAAATAAATTTCTGGATTATTAACATCTAACTTTGATTTTTCAATATTCAAACCATTTTGCGCAACCGCAGAAAGTGCCAAACCATCTTTAGCTTTCCAAGACCAAAGCCGTTTACTATTTTTAAGAATAATATTTTCACCGTCAACACTGACAACTTCACCGGCATGCACACCTGCCGAATAACACCGCGCAATTACAAATTTTCCAATCATCGGATGTTTTGGAACAATAGCTACAATGTTATTGCCAAACATAGCAACAATTTCTTTAATTTCGCCAAAAGTCAGATCGTTAATATTCATTTTACATACTCCAAGTTTTTCTAAGAAACTGCTTAGTCAGTTAGTAAATTATAACTACAATTTTTAACTTGTCAACTTTTATTTTTCAAGAATTTCACGTTCTAAAAAAAGATCACGGTTATTTGCATCGTATTCTGAAAACTTATTAGGAAACCGCGCACGCAACTTAGCAATGTTGGTTTTTTGAACTTCGCTAAAATTAGAACCTACAGCTTCTAGCCCTACCGCGTCATACCACAAACCGTCCCCAATTTCCTCTTTAAAATTTGTAACGTCAAATTTTGCACCTTGAAAAATTGTAGCATAAAGCAATTCCAACAATTCGCCAGCTTCTGTAGCTTTACCAATGATTGAATGAATAATATCAATAGCTTTTATTGGATCGGGGAATGAAAAAATTACACTTTCACAAGATTTGTAATGTTGACTTGGTGTTATAAATTTATTTTCTTTACCATAAAACAAAGTTTTTTTAACTGCATCCAAAAGCTGCAAGGCTTGGATAGATTCCATAAGGCAATCGGCAAGTGTAATTTCAGCAACCAAATTACCATGAAATTGGTCACTTTTTGTTTGTTGCGCTTCAGCTTGGTAGTTAAATGGTTGTACTTCAGCAATAGCAGCTTTAATTACAGCTTTAACTTCGGATGCGTCAACCTTAATCCTTAAGGTTTGTTCGTTACTGCTCATATATGTATATCCTAGTTGTTGTCGACATCTTGTGGGCTACAGTCTGGACCGATAACGCTAGTTTAGCATGAAAATTTCTTATCTGCAAAAAAATATTTGGTGTATGATCACCCTAGACCGCGCTGCACTATAGCAGTGCCCACAGGTATCGCTACATATATGAACACTCCAAACAATTGCCCTTGGTTAGATGACTCGTTAGAGTTGCTAGAAAAATTACCACGCGGAACTACGTTACAATACGTTGCAATTTCTGCAAACATCCCTTTGTCTTGGTTGTCAAAATTTAAAGATGGTAAATTTAAAACGCCTAACATTTACCACGTTTATAATTTGCTTAAATTTTTGACAGATAACAAATAATGCTTGACAACATACCCGCAGAGATGCGCGTATTCAATAGTTGGGTTGTTTGGCGTTTAGAGGATACCGAAAGCGGTAGACCGACAAAGATTCCATATAATCCTGTTACTGGATACCCTGCAAAATCAACCGATGAATCCACATGGGTAAGTTATGAGACAGCTAAAAATGAATTCTTAAATAACCCTACCAAATGGTCAGGTATTGGTTTTGTATTGTCTGAACGTGACCCCTATGGATTTATTGATTTAGACAAACCTAAAAATCCAGACGGTAGTGCTTTAGACGCTGTTGAATTTGATAAGCGCATAGCACGCCAGAAAAGTATTTTTAATGCTTTTGATAGCTATGCCGAGTTGTCGCCAAGTGGTGAAGGTTTACACATTATCGTAAAAGCCACATTACCTAACGGTCGTAAGCGGTCAAGTATAGAGGTTTACACCAATCAACGATTTATGACGATGACCGGTAACGTATATCGCAATGCGTCTATCGTTGATTACAACGAACTTTTAAATTCTCTGTGGGCAGAAATGGGGAAAGGTCAAGTTGCAGTGCAAGCATATGCAGGCATGGAACAAGCAACAATGAGCCCCGACGAAGTTTTTCACATGGCATCCACTGCCAGTAATTCAGAAAAATTTTTAGATTTGTTTGTACATGGTAATTGGCAAAAATATTATCCTTCGCAATCTGAAGCTGATTTTGCATTAGTTGATATTCTTGCATTTTATTCAAAAAATAGAGCGCAAGTTAAAATGATGTTTTTAGCATCTAAATTAGCTGAACGTGAAAAATCGCGTGCTGAATATCGAATTGGATATATGTTAAATCGTTGCTTTGATAATATGTTACCGCCTGTTGATTTTGAAGGTTTGCGGAATCAGGTTAACGAAGCAATAGAAAAAGCTAAAATTTATGAGTATGTGCCACCAGCATCTACCAAAGCTATTGAAATTGATGTAGGTCGTGAGTTTTTAAATTTAGGCAATCCAGCATTACTAAAGGATGATCCTAATTTTATTTACAACCCACCCCCAGGATTACTAGGTGAAATTGCACAATATATTTATGCACAATCCCCTATACCAGTACCTGAAATAGCTTTAGCTGGTGCTATTGGTTTAATGTCTGGTATTTGTGGCAAAGCATTCAACATATCAGGCACTGGGTTAAATCAATACACATTGTTATTGGCCGCTACAGGTACGGGTAAAGAATCTGCTGCTGGTGGAATCGGTAAATTGATTAGCGAAATTGTCAAGCACGTGCCGCCCGCCGGTGAATTCATTGGACCATCTAGCATTAGTAGCCCGCAGGCATTATCCAAAGCACTGAGTAACACACCGTGTATCGTTTCAGTAGTTGGCGAATTCGGTTTATATCTAAAGCAAATGGGGGCTGATAACGCATCGCCACATATGCTAGGTTTAAAATCTATGATTTTGGACTTATACAATAAATCGGGTGAAGGTGCAAAACTAGGTAATATTGTTTATTCTGATAAAGAAAAGAATACAACTGTTATTAGTTCGCCATCATTTAGTATTTTCTGCGAATCTGCACCCGAGCCGTTTTACGAAACTCTTACCGAATCCATGATTAGCGGTGGATTGTTACCACGATTTACCATTATTGAATATCATGGCGACCGTTTAGAGCGTAATAAAGGCGCTGGAATGGTAAAGCCATCACAGGAATTAATACAGCAACTTTGTACACTATGTGCGTCTACGCTGGGGCTAATTCATCAAAAGAAAGTAAATCACGTTCAAATTGCACCTGATGCTGAAAAGATTTTAGACAAATTTGAGAAACTTGCCCACAGTAGCATAGTTGGTTCAATGGAACTTAGACGGCAATTGTGGAACCGGGCTCATATCAAGGTGCTGAAGCTGGCTTCTTTGGTTGCTGTGGGTATGCATCCATTTGAACCGATAATTGATGCTGAAGCGGCTAAATGGGCAATTCGTATCGTAGAAGCTGATGTTAAAAATATGTTGTCTCGCTTTGAATCCGGTGAAGTCGGTGTAAATAATGGTGAAAACAAACAGTTGCAATTAGTTACTAAAGCCATTAAAAAATATGTTATGTCAGCATGGTCTGAAGTTGAAAAATCAGCGGGTGAAAAGAATAGAACTTTACATGCTGAACGTGTAATTCCATACAGTTATATTCAACGCTGCACCGCAACTGCTGGACCATTCAAGAATGACAAAATCGGAGCAACCAATGCACTAAAACGCACACTAAAAACTATGGTTGATAGTGGCGACTTGCAACAAATGCAACGAGCGGATTTAGTAAAAAAGTTTGGAACTTATGCAGAAGCCTATGCAATAAGTTCACCTTCAACATTTGGAATTTAAATACAAAAGCCGCTAACTAAGCGGCTTTATTTTTGGTCCTATGTTTCCATCGGGGGTCAAAATACTCCCGCATTCCCATCGGGGGTACTTGCTACCGCATTTCCACTGGGGGTAATAACTCCTACATTTCCACTGGGGGTATCTGGCCGGGACTTTCCATCGGGGGTGGTTTGAGAGCGCCCGCTAGCCCAGGGCAGGGCAGGGCAGGGCAGGGCAGGGCAGGGCTGCAATCGGCCACAGAAGCGCCAAAACCCCAATTAAGGGGGTTTGTTGGGTTAGATTTTATTATTAATAAAATCTTTTAATTTTAATTCTTCAATTAAATCTGCTTCTTTATCGCCATTAAGAGATTTAAATTCTGGTTTTTCAATTCTAATTAATGCTACAACTGCGGCCCAATGACTAGAAAAAGTGGCTAAAGTTTTCCCGCTTTCATTGCATACTTTATTTGAATAAACGTACATGTTTAACCTTAAATAGTAAAACCTTGATAACCTTTACGAATCAAATCATTGACTTGACGTTTTGTAACATTTGCACCTACTTCGTAAGCGCCATCTGTGCGAATAGCACCCCATACAATACGGTATGGAAAATATGCTTTCAAACGCGCCATTTCTTCAGACATTAAATGTTTGGCCGTATCGTAGTTCATTTCGTTTACTCCAAGTTGTTGATGTTTCAAGTATAGCCTACTTTTTGACTTACGCAACAATTATTTTTAGTTAGCCAAATATTCTTTAAGATATTTTTTAGCAGTTGCCAGCACTTTAGTATTGAAATTAACATAGAAAAATAAGTCTTCGTAAACAATGTAATGGCCTTGGTTATGGTCAAATTCAAATGTATACATTTTGTCGCCAACTTTAAGAAACCCTGGTTTTGCGTTAGCTGCTTGCTTTGTTGCAACTTCTAAGCATTTGTTGTAATTGATAGTCATCTTAAACCCCTTAGTGTGTATGTCTGTATTGTAGCATCAATTCTCAGCGTTAAATCAACTTTATTTGTAAAGTTGCATCTTTACACAATGTTACAATTTACTATAACTTTTTGACTAAAATTGCTATACAATAGAGACATCAAAACAAGGAAATAGTATCATGCAAACACTAACAACATCTGTTTTTTTAAAACTGATAGACTTAAAATCTACAAAATGTGTATCGTCTTTTGATGGTAGATATTTATATGAAATCAAGCTAACTCCAATTTTTCGCCAAAAATACATGGATATATTTGGCCGTATGACTTTTCATTCTGACTTTGAAATTAAAGAAAAATCTTTGGTTACTGGTGTAGTTAGTGATAACGGCCACATTCTTATAGATAAAAGAGAACAAAACAAAAAGCGTTTTGGGTAACTGTTACACTTTATTACAAATAACTATTGTATAAACCATAAAATTGTAGTTATAATAGATTCACACTAACCCGAAAGCCTAAAATGCAAGTTACCACAGCACAATTGAACGAAGTTGCAACCCTTCTAAACACAACAGATAAGAACCTTGTTTTTAATACTGTAATCACAACCCTTGTAAAAAATGGTGTTGATATTGTTATTGCATTTGATGCTGTTTTTGGTGAAGGTGCTTACAAAAAATTTGCCGGTGAAGTGTGGAAAGCATTGCAAAAATAAGTTATAATTGTTTTACATTAAAAGGAAACCAAAATGTACTCAAAATTTGCAAAATCACATAGCTATGCACGCCACAATGGTTATAAGGGTACATACGAAGAATACATCGTATTGCAATATCAAGCATACAAAAATACTTGTAAACGATGCGAAATTAAGCCACTTAGTAAACAAAATTGGTTTGATAACCAATAAATTTAAGTTATAATTAGTTAACTTCAAAGGAAAACGAAATGACAATCGACCAAAAAGGCAAATTAATTTCTGCAATTCTCACACACTTAGAATTTGCAGCAAAAAATCAAAACAAGGCGTTTGATCGTGGTGATACGTTTTTTATGCTTGCATTTAGAACCGATTCGCAACTAAAGAAAATTGCAAAATTGGCGGGAATCTAAAATGAAAAATTCTAACTGGTTCAATGCAATGGTAGAGTTCAAATGGACTACAAAAAATATTTCTAGCACCTTTGGAGTGCGTAGGTTTATTGCTGAACAAATACAAGCAGTAGCTTGGAAAAATCAAAACGATGCATTCAATATCGCTAATGCTTCACGCGAATTGTGCAACCAAGTGGGATTTTAAAATGAAAACTGCAAACGATGTATTGTTAGAAATTTTGGCAATTGTTAACAATTATTTGCCACCTGACGGTATTGAAATTAAAGATGCTATGTCACAAATTATTAAATGTGTCGATCCGTGGTCTTTGGTTGATAGCCCACAGAGTGTGCAGCCGCTACCTGCCGCCCAGCCACCACCACTGGCTGCGCGGCCCGTTGGGGTGCAGTCGATATGCTGGAATTGTGGTTGTAAGATTAAACCATAATTTTACAATTTGTTACACTTTAGTATGAATTTTTAGTTGTGTAGCGGTAAATTTGAACTATAATTCATTCACATTAACAAGGAATCGAAATGTTTTACACACTACGCGAAAAAATTGCTTATAGTAAATTTGGTAAAATTGTCGCTACAGTTTTACGCAATAAAAAATATAAAATAGTCGTGTGCATTGGGTTCAACAAGCCATTGCCGATTTTGATATGTCAAGATTATCAAAATAATCAAAGACCCTTCGGGGTCTTTTTTTTGTTACAAATAGTTACAACTAAATTTAAGTTTTATATTGTAGTTCGTTAAAAGTAGGCTATAATTGCTACATACCAACTAAGGAACTAAAATGCACACCACCGAACAAACAGCAAAACTTAACGAAAAGCTTGCTGAAATCAAAGCCAAGTATGTGACTATGCAAGATCACATGGAATTGCGCAAAATTGTTGGTGCTAAACCTTTTGAATCAATCGATCGTGTAATGCGTCGTTATGCCGTCCGACTTGTTGGCTGAAATAAATTCTCTGTGGGCAATAGCAAATGCCCGCCGTGATGCCCAAGAGTCACCCAGGCGGCATATCGCTCTAGCCTATAGCATGATGCCCGGTGACTCTGAAATAAGCGCAAGGGCTTGGCTAGATGAAGCCGAATCCGATAGGCTGCACGCTCTCACGTTAAGCCTACCAAGCCCAGATGATGAAGCAATTGCAGCACACCAAAGAATTTTAGCTAAAATTAAGTTACGAAAAGTTACACTTTAATTTTTAACTATTGCTTGCAAACTATAAAAACATAGTTATAATTACTACATCGCAACAAATTAACTGAAAGTTAAAAATGTTCACAGCCTTCAAATTTCCCTTCCAAGTAGTGTTGTTTGGTAATTCCGACTTAGGTTCTACACAAACAACCCTGGCGTCTGCGATGACTCACGAAGGCTGCCTGTCCAAATTTATGCAGTTCATTGTTTCGCAACCTTTGCATCACTTTGGTATCACTAACGAATCCACAATCAAAATGTGGAATGTTGATGATGGTTTTATGTATGACTTGCCAATGATTTGTTAATTTTTAACCATAACCCAAAACCCCTAACGTGTAATAACTTAGGGGTTTTTGTTGTCTGTTAATATGTTGCATGTTGGATGTTAATGTTTAATATGTAATGCTTAATGTTTAATAGTGTAATGCAGCAATAAAAGATATTTACCCACATATAAAGACCCCATATACGTCGTAAGTGCTTGATTTATATGATGTTTTTGGCACAAATATAAAATATAAAAATATAAAAAAGAACTCCCCGTTAACCCTTTAATACCGTGTAATATTTCATGACATATTAAAGGCTATTACTGTAACGTACACGTCATTAAGCATTACATAGGGTACAGTATTATTATTATTATATATTATATATATTTATTATTAGTATTAGAAGCAACATCCATTAAGATCGTGTAATAGTAATGTTTAATATCGGTTGCTTGTTAATAGAAACTACAGAAAAAACCACTGAGCTTTCACAGTGGTAGAAATACAACATAAAATTCTCTTGACAGTGCGTGTAATTTGGCCTAAGATCAAGGCTTATTAATTAAGGGGCTGTAATGTCAGAATACAAATTCTTTGATCCGTCTGAAGTTGCCGCTAATGGCAATGAACACCACTTCAAACAAAAATACGATTTTCCGTTTGCTGAAGTACCTGTGGGCAAGTCGTTTGAAATAGCGCCAGATAAAGTACCAAACTCTAACGTATTGCGAGTTTTGGCTAGTCGCTATGGTAAGAAATTAAAACGAACGTTTAGAGTTGTAGACCATAAAGAATTAGGTTATGAGGTTTATTGTGTAAAGGAAAACACAACTGTAGAAGCCGCTATTGATAAGCCAGTAGAAGCGCCTAAATTTGAAGTGCCCGACTATGTAGATAATCCTGCACTATCTAATGAAGAAAATATGCGACGTTCTGCCAGTCGGTTTTTAGTTGCACCTGCACAAACTAAATACGTTGATCCTGAAGACGTTAGTGGATCGACCTGGGTACCACCTAAGCATAATGGATGGTGAAATGACTAAATACGATATTAATTACCGGTTCGGATTGTGCAGTGATAAGGCACGGTCGTTTATTGTGGGTACTAAAGAAACACCTAATCCATTAGGTAGCAAAGCCCGCATACTACCATTTGGAAATTTAGGTGTAGGTGAAAGCCTATTTTTCCATGTTGATGAAATGATTTATGGAAAGATTATGCGGGCCAGGGAAGCAATGAATAGACTTAATAGTTACTACGATAATAGGTTCGTTTTAGTTAAACATGACGAACCAATTAAAATGGTTGAAATTGTGAGGATTAAATAATGATTAAACCTAACATTAAAATAAATAATGGTTTTTATACCATTACAAATTACAGTACGTGTAATTTGGTTTTATTTATGAAGTGTTTAAAATGGTGCCTGGATCGGAACGCCAAAGTTTTGGATTTTGAGGCGTTTTAAGCCTTAACCTAGGCCGGCATACCAACCCGGCATGAAAAGAGCGCCTAGGGGCCATTCAATAGCCATGCTGGGCGTTTTGTCGGGCTTGGATTGCCTTAGCCTTTTAATTTTGTAGCTGTTACACACTGTTACAATTTAATTATAGTTTAGGATTGACGTTTAGGTTTTATGATACAGAATTTAAGCATCACTAACAAAGGATAAATAAAATGAAAACATTTCTACAGTCGGCAATTGATTGTTTTGAAATTAAACATTCACGTACCCTTGACGCATATATAACTGATGATGAACAATCCGATATTTGTTTACAATTTTATGATGCATCTTGCGGTGAACGGTTTGGTAATGAAGTTACTAATGAATCTAGTGTCTATTTCCTATTATTTATTGCAGCCGAAAGGGGTGAATTGCGATGAATATTTCCGAACTGCTACTATATGACGCCAAATGGTGGTTAGAACCTAAAAAATCACATATGCTAAGTGAGGCCAATTTGATTAAGGTTTTAGCTATTCGGCGCACATACGGCATTGATGCACTATCCAAAGGTACAATAATTAAAGCTAACGCCGAAACCGATTGTTTATTTAACTTATTAATACGTGAGGCTATTAAATGATTAATTCACATAAACCCAAAGGCTTTCAGCGTGGACAAGTTATTGCCAGTTTTGCTAATGAATTATTGGTTAACCTGGAAGGCTTTGAACCGGTTCCTGTGGGCATACAAGAATCTCATGACCGCTTAGACAAATTTCTAGTCGCATTACGTGAATTGAATTATCAGTTTGCAATTACTGGTATGCAATATACAAAGAATCCAGATTATCGGCTAAAACTGGCAAATTTGAAGTCTGATTTTATTCGTGATTTGTATACTATTATTGGTGAATAATATGGTAACTAATGTAGTCAGCCAGCAACAAAAGTTAACTATGGCAATGCGAATAGCTAAGGATTATGGCTACTATCTAGCAAGTGTCGGCACAGTAGATAAACCTAAATATTTACTGTATAAAGTTGACAAACCTAAATTTAAATTTGTTGGCAAACGCATAACAATTGATGGTATAGTTAGGCTTACTAAGTTAACTACTGGGTTTAGATTATGAAACATTCAACCGACATAAAAATTCTAGGCGGTTTGCCTGTTACTGTAAAGTTTGAACATTTTACTGATACCGGTGTTGGTGAATGGTGGATTACACATATAAATAATAAAAAGTGCAAAAAGCCACCAGAATGGTTGTATAATAGAATTAACGATGCTGAAGAAGACCGAATTATTGACAAGTGTAACGATTCTGTAACTTATTGGGATGATAATTATGACTAATAGCGAATGGTTTTTAATTGGTGCTTTGTGTGCAATAGTTATTGTTTATTTTATTACCTGGGCATTGTGCAATGCTACGCAAATGGACGATGATGAACAATTCGACTATCATTCAAATTTTAGTGATATTAAAATAAAGGACAAATGATGCTATTTAAAAATATAATGTCTAAAGGTGTGCATATTAACCATGATCGTCCAATCATCGGCAAACACCACAGCACTACACCAAAAGCTTATGTTGATGGTCGCAACGGTGACTACTGGGAAACGTATCCGCAGATCACTCAAGATGGTGCAAAGTTACAAAAAGCTTTGCTAAAACTTAACAAACCGACCAAAGTTTATGTACAATATCATTTTATTTGGAAATAAACCTAATGTCTAAACGCAAACCCGGCGAACTATACAAGCCTTCGCTGTTGAAATTAATTGCACAATCTGTTTATAGGTGGCTATAATGTTTAAACCATTTCACACTCGATTTAAAATTAAAATTGTCGAATACAAGGGTATGTATCCTATGTATGTAATTTTGATGCGTAAATGGTATTGGTTTACATACAAATTTAAATATAATACTTATTATGCTAGTGAAGTTGCAGCACGTTTAAAAATGGCTAGTCTTAATTTTGTAGGATAAATATGTATGCTGAGTTGGATTCATTTATATTAAAAGCAATTAAACGATGTGGAACTATAACTGTTTGTTTCTTGTCAAATATTTTATATGAACACTCAGTATTGATTGAATCTAAACGTTTGGCAAATTTAACATCCAGACAATCATTTAGAATTGTTGATGGTCGTTTGCAAGCATTACGTAAAAAGCGTATAATTAGCTTTAACTCTAAAGAAGGATGGATTATTAATGGCACAATTTACTGATGTAGTAGGCACATATAGGATAGTGCTAGAAGTTGATATTGAAAAGGCGGCATCTAAAGATATTGTAAAGCTGGTTGAACAACGCGCATTTACCATTCAAGGTGTAAATGCAGTCCGACTTACCGAATCGTCTTATATACCTAAAGGGGTTATTAAAAATGAATAATACCGAATTGCGTGATAGTATTGCTAAAGAATTGTTTACAAAACCGGGAAGCCTTAGTGAACTTGACGCAAAAATGTCATTTGATGCCGCTGATATTTTCATGGAAGAAAAATTGCGCCGTGAAAATCGTCATTATTTAGGTAAATTTAATGACGAAGAAAAATCATAACCAAGATTTAATATTAAGTTTGTTACCGGATACTGCCGACAATTTGATAATTAAATCAAAGTTATCGAAAGCTGGTGTATATAGAATATTAGAAATATTGATTAGTACAAACTTAGCGCATAAGACAAGCAGTGTTGATAAAAATTGTAGACATTCAATATATAAACCAGGCGCGGGTTTTGAGAAAATCAGTAAATCTAAAATAAAAAATGTAGTTAAAACGGGAATTTACCCAATAGCGATAAATAAGGTTAATATAAAAACATATCCGTTAATGATTATGTTTGGACTATAAATGGACGAAGCTGATACATCTGATGTAAGAATTGAAATTGCGCAAGCGAATAGTTTGCGCAATGTTCAAATGAAATTGGCTAAATTTGTTGTCGGCGTTCCTGGTGAATGCGACAAGTGCGGCGAGTACATGCCACGCCTAGTAAATGATTGGTGCTGCTTTTGTCGTGATAAATTTAAAGTTTGAATTGCCCCTTTGCTGGGGCTTTTTTGTTGTATACTTTATATTTCAAATAAGGACATAAAATGACCCCATGGCAAATAGCAAAAGATTCTGAATCTAGTCACCAAATTGCATTATTTTGTTTTGCTGCTAAGGCGCAAAGAATTGGATTTAAATTTGCTAAAAAAGAAGCTGCGTATAGCTTAGGATTAAGCACATTAAATGATTCAGATACCATACCAGAACTATCATTTTTGCATCACTGTCCGAATGGTGGCTCAAGAGGTGATAATGCAAAGTCACGTGCGATTGCTGGCGGCCTATTGAAAGCCGAAGGTGTTAAAGCTGGCGTGTTGGATATATTTTGGCCTTTGAGTAAAAGTGTTTATTGCGGCCTATATATCGAAATGAAAAAACCAAGCCTAAAGAATGCAAAAAATGAATATGCAGGCTGTAGCGATGCTCAATTGGAGTTTGGCAAATTTGTAACAGACCAAGGTTATTGCGCTAAAGTATGTTATACTTGGTTGGAAGCTGCTGAAACTCTCGAATGGTATTATAATTTATGAAATTTGATGAACTAAATAAATGGGATAAGCGTTTTATATACCTTGCTACTATGGTAGGTGGATGGTCCAAAGAGCCTAGAAGCCGCGTAGGTGCTGTGATCGTGCGGCCTGATAAGTCGATAACCAGCTTAGGATTTAATGGTTTTCCGCGAGGTGTAGATGATTCTGATGAACGTTTAGCTAACCGTGAACTAAAAAATTCGATTGCTGTACATGCTGAAATGAATGCCATTCTTTCTGCTCATGGTAGCGTGCAAGGTTGCACAATTTATATAACGCCACTCCTACCGTGTTCCCATTGTGCAGGCTCTATAGTGCAAGCTGGCATAAAACGGGTTGTGGCTTACTGTGGGTATATGTCTGACGATTGGAAAGAATCCGCAAAAATAAGTGAAATTATTTTTAAAGAAGCTGGTGTTGAATATATTTGCGTTGTATAATTGCAGCGTCAACCGACACAAACCCAACAAAAGGAATTTTTATCATGGCCGCATCTCCACGTAAGAACAAACCCGCTGCTACCGCACATGTAGAAGCTAGCGCACCTGAAATGACGCTAGAAATTGTGCGTCAAGCTACCGAAGCTGGAAATATCGTATATACTAGCGCCGAATTTCATAACCCGCTGATTGAATCGGGTGATGTTGAAATTAATTCTGGAATGATTGATGAACACGGCAATATTGCCACACGTGCTATTTTTAAAGAAACCCCTATGATTGAAACCACCGAAATCAATGTTACCGAAAAGCCTAAGTTTGAAATTGAATCCGACGTTGTGATTCCTGACCGTGTTCGCAAGGTGAGCGGCAATCGTGCTGGCCGTACGCCTGTGTACCCTTTTGATGCGCTTGAAGTTGGTCAAGCATTCCACGTTGCCGATAAGTCGGCAGACAAGCCCGCAGCTAAGGCAATGGCATCTACTGTTGCCGGTGCTAACGCACGTTACGCTGAAGTTGTTGAAGGTGAATTCCGCACTAACCGTAAGGGTGTGAGCGTGCCAGTTACTAAGCAACTGCGTCAGTTCAAAGTTTTTGAAGCTACTAAAACCATGCTTGACGGTTCTGTTGTTCCTGGGGCTTACATTAAGCGTATGCTGTAAAAAGTTTATTTATAGTGCATTTATTGCACTGTCGAAATGAGCTTCAAAAGCCCCTAGATTAAGTTTTAGGGGCTTTTGTTTTGCACGGTTACAAAGTCTGCGATATGATTAGTTCCCAGCGCCTGAAAAGGCCGAACTAAATTATTTTCAAAATGCCTGAAAAAGATTCAAACTTTGGTAAGTTATACGATAGTACAGGACACAGTGTGGTTAAATATTGGCCTATTATTAGCGCACTAGTAATTGCATCTGTATCGGTCGGCGGTATCTATGTAAAGCTAGACTATATTGCAAAAGCAATAGACCGTACGGATAACCAATTTCAAGTTATTAATAGTCGTCAAGATTTAACAACACAATCCGTAATTGAAATGCGCGGCCAAATTGGAACAATTAATGAAATCAATTTGCGCAATGTACAAAATATTAACGATTTAAGCAGACGTGTCGATTCTATTCAGGACAAAGTTAGATGGGCTCCAAAATGATTAAACTAACTTTAATTGATAGTGCCAAAAGTTTTTACAAAATGTGGTCCATTCGATTTACGGCAATGGGTACGGCACTGTTAGGTTATATTTCAATTTCACCTGACATTATTTCTAGCGCCTGGAATAACTTACCCGCAGAAATTAAAGGTTATTTACCGCAAGAATATTTAATGTATGTGACCATAGGGTTATTTATTTTGGGTATGTTTTCTCGTGTAATTAAGCAAGAGAAATTAACATCGAAGGGCGATGACAATGGCACGCTTTAAAGGTATTAGCGCAAACCTTAATGCGTTATTAGATACCATTGCATATGCAGAAGGTGTTATATCTAAATTGCATCCATTAACTAAAGACGATGGTTATGATGTAATTGTTACAGGCGTAGATGGTCCTGAAATTTTTACAGACTACACAAAACATCCATTTGCAGACGGTCGAAAATCTAAAGTTATAAACAGTAAAGGCTTAACGTCTAACGCTTCAGGACGTTATCAGTTTATGCTTAAAGATTATAACCATTATAAAAAACTATTAAATCTTTTCGACTTTGGCCCAATATCGCAGGATAAATGGGCTATTCAATTAATTAAAGAACGTAAAGCGTTACCATTAATTGAAGCTGGTAAATTTGAGGAAGCTGTAAACGCAATTAGTAATCTGTGGGCATCATTACCCGGCGCAGGATACAATCAGCGTGAACATTTAATGTCGGATTTAAAAAATATTTATTTGGTGAAAGGTGGTAAAGTATGGGACTCGAAACCATTATCAGTATTATTATCGCAGCCATTACCGCAACCTTTGGAGCCTTCTTTGTCGGAAGGTATAAAGGTAAATCCAAAGCCGATACCGACAACCGAATTAAAGAAGCCGACGAACGTAGTTTCCGCATTATTCAATCTAATAAAGAATCTACGCAAGCCCAAATAAAAGCTAGTAATAGCGCAACGGAAGTTAAAAATGAAATTATTAATCTTAATGATGGTGATGCTATTAATGAGTTGCGCAAACACTATGCCCGCGATTCAGACGGAAACAAAAGTAATTGATACTGCTTGTAATTGGGTTAGTTTAATTTCTATTTCAATTAAAGATGAATTCACAGACGCTACCGCTAGACAAGTATTAGCCCACAATAAACTGGTGGTAAAGAATTGTCCGAAATGATGTTATATTCGGGCTAAGGCCCAACTATGGATATTGATAAAAATGACCCACGTTTAAAGGCTGCTTACGCGGCCTTTTTACTTGATTCTGCTACTAATTATGAAGCAGCTTTCAAGCTATACCCTGCTGAAAAAGACCGGGGTGAAGCCTTGCGCATTGCGTTTGCATGGCCGAATGATCCTGTTGTCATTTTGGAAATAGAGCGGTTGCGTAAAGACGGTACTAACAATAAAGACATTCCGACCAAAGAAGAAATGATTGCCGAAATGTGGCGATTAACTCAGAATGAAAAAGTTGCACCTAAAGACCGTGCCACTATGGCTAGACTTGTTGCTGAAATGTTAAGTTTCATTCCTAAAGTTACCGACGGTAGCGAAACGTCTAAACGTATGCCTACTGCACCAATTTATAAGATTGTAAATGAATAATGTTTTTGATAGAAATAAGGATTACTTCGATGATCCTTTAGAAGCTGCAATAACCGAAATATTTGCAGCGTATTCCAGATTACTACAACCATCGCGTTTTAAAGTTGCGTATGGTGGGCGCGGTTCAGCTAAGTGTTTAGGCAAAGGTACTTTAATTTTAAAATCCGACGCAAGCCTAATAGCTGTCGAAGATATTAAAGTTGGTGATATGTTAATGGGTCCTGATGGGTGGCCGCGTACTGTATTGAGTTTGGCCCACGGTGAAGCTGAAATGTATAAAGTTACTCAAACCACAGGCGTTTCTTATATTTGTAACGATGAGCACATATTAGTTTTAGAACGTTCAAATTCAAGCATAACCGACTACGGCTCTTTTAGTGCGACTGGTAACCCACAAAGACCAAACGGCAGGTATTCACATTATGATACGGGTAATGGCTATTCTTTAATAACTGCTAAAGAATATCACGAAAAGTCAGAGCGATTTAAATGTCACCATTTTGGATTTAGACGCGCTATTGTCGGTAGAGAAAAACAACTACCCGTTGACCCATACTTGTTAGGGTTGTGGTTAGGTGACGGTTCATCAAAAGCGCCAGAAATAACAACGATAGATCACGAAATCGTCACATACTTAGAAAATATCGCAGCCTCCAATAATTGGGAACTAAAAGTTATTAAAACTGCAAATAGAACGAATAGATATTATTTAGGTTCTAACTATGACAGAAACGATAACTTTAGAAACCAACTTAGGTTGGCAAACGTTTATAAAAATAAGCACATACCCGAAATTTATTTTGGCGCCTCGATAAAACAGCGGCGGTCGTTATTGGCAGGTTTAACCGATACTGATGGGAATGTTAAAGACGGTTGTATTGTAATAAGTCAGGCTAGGGAACATTTGATAGACGATATAATAAGATTAGCTCATGGGTTGGGGTTGAAAGCAAGTAAAAAATTTATGCTTGCCAATTGCAATGGTGTAGAGTGTGATGCTTGGCGTACACATATCGGCGGGGATATTGATAAAATTCCATTGTTAATTGAAAGAAAAAAACTAGGTGGTATTGTAAATAAAAATAAAGATTGGCGTAAAACTAGGATTGACGTAGAACCTATCGGAAAAGGTGAATATTTTGGATTTGAATTAGATGGTGATCGTTTATTTATGTTGTCCGATGGGACTGTTAGCCACAACACTCGCACGTTTGTAACTATACTTTTAAATAACGTGCAGTATTATGGTTGGCGATTAGCTTGCTTCAGAGAAATCATGAAGTCATTAGACGATTCGGTATTTCAAGAATTTGTTGATGAAATAGAGCGTGGTGGGCGTAGCGAATATTTTAAAATTATTAAAGGTGCAATTAGTTGCCCTTTATCTGGTGGGCTGATTAGGTTTGATGGTTTATTTAGAAATCAGCAAAAGCTAAAAGGTTATGCGGGTTTTGATGCAGCATGGGTAGAAGAAGCTGAATCAGTTACCGCTGAAAGCTGGAAGTTTTTAATTCCTACATTGCGTAAAGATGGGTCAGAAATATGGGTTTCGTATAACCCCGATGATCCATTATCAGCTACTCATACAATGTTTGTAACTGACTGTAAATACCCAAAAACAGTTAAAGATAAAGATGGTAAAGAACGTGCGTATTGTGTCGTATTAAAAGTTAATTACACTGAAAACCCTAGGTTTCCTGAAGAACTTAGAATAGATATGGAATTAATGAAAGAAAACGATTATGAACTTTATTTGCATGTTTATGAAGGTGAACCCGTAGGAAATAGTGATTTGGCAGTTATTAAGCCTATGTGGATAGCTGCTGCTATAGATGCCCACATAAAGCTAGGGATCGAGCCTACAGGGGGTTGGATGGCAGGGTTTGACGTTGCTGACGAAGGTAAAGATAAAAACGCATTTGTTTGGCGGCATGGGTTTGTTGTACGCGGTGCTGAAGAATGGAAAGATGAAGACCCTAATACAGCTGCACGTTTTGTATTTATGAATTCTCTTAAAATGGGGATGGATACTGTCACTTACGATAACATTGGTGTAGGTGCTGGAGCTAAAGGTGCGATACGCGAAGAAAAGAAAAAGTTATCAATTAAAGTAAAAGCACCACAGTATCGCGGATTTACGGCTAACGAATCACCGCTAAATCCTGATGCTGAATATATGCCGGGTAAAACAAATAAAGATATGTTTGTGAATTTAAAAGCACAAACATGGTGGTTAGTTCGTGATAGATTTAAAAATACATATGACGCAATAGCGGGTAAGCCTTATGATCCAGCTAAATTAATCAGCTTAGATTCAACAATACCTTCTGTGGGCAAATTGGCTGCTGAATTGGCGCAACCTAGACGCGATTTGCAAAATGGTAAAGTTATAATTGAATCCAAAAAAGATATGAAAAAGCGCGGTGTAATGTCGCCGAATTTAGCTGATGGCTTGGTTATGGCATTTGCACCCGAATCTGGATTCAAAATAGAAAACTTAATTTAGGATATTAAAATGGCTACGCGACAAAAAATTAGAATTGATAGCGGTTATATGAATGCGCTAGTTCCTGGCGGTCGTACTCGCATGGGAAACTATAGTTCTGAAATGATGGCAGGCTCTGCACAGTTACCGCAAACTGTATTGCAGTCTATGTATATTCATAACGGTTTTGCGCGCGTTATATGTGATACGCCTGCTGAAGAAATGATGCGTGCAGGATTTGAAATTGAAGGTTTACCGGAAGAAACCGAAGAATTGGTAATGTCGCGTTTAGAGGAACTAGACGTTGTTAGACATTTTAATGAAGCGCTTAAATGGCAGCGTGCTTTTGGTGGCGGTTTAATTGTTTTAGGTTTATCGGACGGTGGTAATCTTGAAAAAGAATTAAATGAGGATCGCATAAACGCTGTTGAATTTATGAGGGTTTATGATCGATTTGAAGCGTTAGCTTACAGCCGATATGCTGATCCAAGTAACGCCAAATACGGCAAAATTGAATTGTGGCAAATATCGCCTAAAACTGGCGGTGCTAGTTATTTAGTACATGAAACTAGAGTTTTAGTATTTGATGGTGAATCAGTACCTAATGATGTTCGTGTTTTAAATCAGGGATGGGGTGCTTCTGTAATTCAGACCTGCTTTAAAGAACTTATTCGTTTGGATAGTTCTCACAAATGGGCAGGTTTAATGCTTGAACGTATGCAGCAAGCTGTGCATGGTATACCTAATTTGTCTGACCAAATTCAAGACAAAGAAGGTGAAGCAAACGTAACTAAACGTATCAATATTGTTGATACCGTGCGCAGCGCATTAAATACGGTTGTGATTGATTCGTTAGAAACTTATGAAATTAAATCTGTTAGCTTGTCTGGCGTTAAAGACATTGTAGAAGGGCATGGTGAGGCTTTAAGTGCAGTCAGCCGCGTGCCTACCTTTATTCTCATGGGGCGCACTGTAGGCGGTTTGGGCGGCAATGGTGACTCATCTAAAAAGGGATGGGAAGCGCAGATTGAATCCTGGCAAAATAATAGCGTACGTAAACCATTAGACCGCTTGGTTTCGTTTGTTTTGCTGGAGGCTAGCGAAGGTGCTACCGATGGTGGTAAATATACACTTAAATTCAAACCACTTTCTAAAATGAGTGATTTAGAAGAAGCTGATGTTGAATTGAAAAAAGAACAAGCCAAAAAAGCTAACGCCGATACTCTTGCAGTTTATGTGAATATGGGCGCTATGGACCCTGACGAAGTTCGTGATGAAATTCGTGAAGAGTATTCATTAGTTGGTGATGCGCCTGAGCCTGAAGCCGAACCAGTTGCACCAATGGTACTAAATCAAGGTCAAAAGCTAGTTGACCCTATAGCGGGTGAACATAATCCGGCACCTGTGGGCAAAGCATGAAAGTTTGGCTAAAACCAAGTAATTACGAAAGGCGATATTCTCGCCTATTTGTAAAACTTTTAATTGAATTTAAAGCTGAAATTTTAAATCAATTAAAAATAGTTAAACAACGTAAAGATGATAATGAACCATTAGAGGAAGATTCTAATGATATTGATTATTTAATTGCCGCACTTTTATTGTGGTGGCAATCTCGCAGGCGAACGCTATATGTAAATTTTAGCGGTTATTTTAATGAAGTTAATAATTTTAATGATAACCAATTTAGATTGGTTATTAAAAGTATAACAGGATTATCCATATCGCCTAACAAATTGGCACTATATTCACCAACTACACTAGTTAGTCAAACTGAAAGTTTATTTAAATACTTTGGTGAATCTGCCGATATTTATCGTGAAGAGTCATATTTAAAACCAATTCGTGAAAATTGGGAAACTATTCAGCAAGTTTATATAGATAAAGTTATAAATGAGTCAATATCGAACATTGAATTAGCAGCGCGTAATGCTGTTGTTAGTGGTGTGACTAGAAAAGGTTTATTAGGAATAATCGATAAACTTTTAGATACAACGTCTAACCGTGTTGACAAATTTGCAAAAGATCAAATTAATAATTTGGATACACAGTTAACTACTAATAGGCAACAGTCTTTAGGTTTCGATGAATATATATGGATAACTCGCAGAGATGAACGAGTACGTGGTAATCCTAACGGTATATATCCAAAAATGAAACCATCACACTTTCATCGTGATAATGTCATATTTAAATGGTCTAAACCGCCTGAAGGTGGTCACCCAGGACAAGCGCCCGGATGCCGCTGTACGGCCCAAATAAAACCAAGAAAATAAATATTTTCACAGTGCCCACAAATAGGTTATATACTCGCGGCTATGTCTAAATTGCGTTTTGATTATGTCGAGCTAAAGGTCGAAAAGACCGATGAGGGCTATCTAATAGATACGCCCAATGTCGCCCGTACTGGGATTTTAGAATATCGTAATGATGATGGGTCTATTCGTAGAGAATTGCGTTTACCTGAAGATGTATTTCATGAAGATTCATTGAATAGTTTTAAAGGTAAACCAATTACGGTAGATCATCCCAAAGGTCTAGTTGGTAAATCAAATGTAGATAAATATCAAGTCGGTACGATGTTATCCTCCGGTCGTAAAGACGGCGATAATGCTAAAGTTGATATTGTTATTCACCAATCTGACAAAATCGGTGATCGTCGGCAATTATCGTTAGGATATAATGTAGATTTAGAAGAAACACCCGGCGAATGGAATGGGCAAAAATATGACGCAATTCAGCGTAACATTAGAGTTAATCATTTGTCGGTAGTTAAAAGCGCCCGCGCAGGTGCGCAAGCTCGTTTGAATATGGATTCAGACGAAGAACCTTTATTAATGGAGCTAGTTAAAATGCCTAAAATTCGCTTGGATTCCGGTATTGAATACGAAGCCGCACCAGAAGTTATCGTTGCAGTTGAAAAATTGCGCGCTGACTCGCAGGCGCTGGCCGATGTAATCAAGACCAAAGATACTGAATTGACCACTCTTAAAGCTGCTAAAGATACGCTACAAGCGCGTGTTGATGGTTTGCCCGCTGAGATTGAAAAAGCACGTAAAGATGCCGCTGAATTGCTGGCTAACCGTGCTAAGTTGGAAGTTGTAGCAACTCGGTTTAAGATTGATTCCAAGGATAAAACCGACGATGAAATTAAACATGCTGTTATTAAAACTTTCAATAAAGACTTTGATCCTAAAGATAAGTCTACCGATTATGTGCAAGCCTGTTTCGATATTGCATTTAGTAATTTCAAAACTGATGCTATGCAAAGTCAACGCCAAAGTGTTAACGGTGCCCCAGTTATTAAACTGGATGCTGCCGAAGATTCGTACGCGCAATATCGTAAAACTTTAGGTTCTAACGGCGTAAAAGCTAAGGAGTAATTATGCAAACTGTTTACACTCAATATAATGACGAACTGCAATTGGGCCATATTGCAGACACGTCTTTGCGCCAAGTTGATAGCTTTTTGGCACAAGGCTCTATAGGTATCGCTAAGGCTGTTGTGCGCGGTACTGATACACAACGACAAGTCGTGCAAGCCGGTACTGGTGCTGGTCAAGGTGCTTTAATTATCGGTGTTACGATTCTGTCGCAATCGGTAGAGCAAACTACCGCAGGTTTAGTGCAATATGCAGATAAAGATGCTGTATCAGTCATGCGCAAAGGTCGCATTGTGGTTCAAGCAGATTCTGCTGTTGTTGCCGGTGCAACTGCTAATTTTATTTTAGCTACTGGTAATTGGGATGATACCGCCGTAGGCGCTGGTGTTGAAGCTACCCCAATGCTTAAAGCACGTTTCATTACAGGTACTACTGCCGCCGGTTTGGCTGTTATTGAAATTCACAATACTAACTAATTAGGGGGTTATTATGCCAACTCGTTTTGATGAAGATTTTAGCGCCATTCAAGCGCAAACGCACATTTTGCACATGGATGCAAATGAGACTGTATTCTTTGCACGTCAACTGGAATACATTCGCCCTAAGATTTATGACGTAAAGCGCCCATTGCTGTCGGCATTAGCTACTTTCCCGATTGATTCTACAGTTCCCGAATGGGCTGAAACTGTAACGTACACCATGTACGATGCAACTGGTGTAGCTAAAATCATTGCTAGTTATGCTGATGATTTGCCCATGGTTGGTATCAACGGTAAACAGTTTAGCTCTAAAGTTAAGTCTTTGGGTGATGCTTATGGCTGGTCTACTGCCGAAATCCGTGCCGCCGCTGCAACCAATACCCCATTGACTTCCAAGTTAGCTACTATGGCTAAACGAGGTCATGATATTGCAGTTAACAAAATTGCATGGTTTGGTGATGCTGCTGCTAATTTGCAAGGTTTCTTGACTAACGCAAATATTCCACTGTATGTGGTTCCTGCCGATGGTACTGGCGCAAGCAAACTGTTTAGCACTAAAACACCTGACCAAATTTTGCGCGATATGAATGGAATTGTAAATTCTGTTTATGTGCAATCTAAAGGTGTTCACCGTGCTGGTGAATTGTGGTTGCCATTGGCACAACACGCATACATTAAAAACACCATTCGTGGTAGCAATAGTGATGCGACTATCTGGAAAGTTTGGACAGATGCCAATCCCGGCATTGTTGTAAAACCCATTCTCGAATTGTCGGCTGTTGCTGCGTATTCCGGTTTAGATGTTATGGTTGCAATCGAAAACAGCTTAGAAAATCTGCAATTGATTCTCCCTATGCCTTTCCGTGAGTATCCCCCACAAGCTGAAAACTTGGCTTGGAAAGTTCCGTGTGAGTCTCGTGTTGGTGGTGTGGTGATCGAATATCCATTTGCAATGGCTATTGCAACGGGTATTTAATTTTAACAAACCTCTTAGGTGCTCACTGTGGGCATTTAAGAGGCTTATTTTAGGAAATTATAATGGCTAATGAAGAAATTAAGACTTTTAACGTATATAACAACAGCGTTCGTCTTATCCATATTGGCGGCGTGCAAATTTTGCCTGAAACTGTGGTTTCTGTTATTGATGATGTTGGTGGTATTAACCGGGCTGATGTTGATAGCTGTGAATTTTTGGAATTTACAGATCAAGACGAAACTAACGAACCTAAAGAAGCTGTAAAAGCTAAGCCTAAAACCGCTGCAAAAGTAACTAGCGCTACTGGTGCCAGTTGGTCTAGCAAGGGTTAAATAAATGACGCGCTTAGAATTGTTTCGCCAGCAAGCACCAGAATTTAATGGTTTGACAGACGAATCTGTTAATGCTTGGTTTTCTAGCGCGTTAATTTATATGGATAGTTATTTATCCAGCATTTCATCGATTAAATTAGATTTGTCGGTTGCATTATATGCTGCTCATTTATGCTGGATAAATAAATACCCAGCTAATAGTGGGGCTAGTCGTGGTCCTATTATTAGCGAAAAAGATGATAAACGCGAAAAAAAGTATCAAGCTATTAAAGATAGCGATACATGGTTACAGCAATCCCCATATGGGCAAAGTTTTTTTAATTTAACTAAACTTGGCACTAATTCACGCTCTGCTATTTTAACTAGATTTGGAACTTAATATGCCAGGAACTTCCCGCGTAAAATTACCATTATGTACTGACATTACGACTACTGGCGCACAACCTAGCGTAAGTCTTTTTGGTTATGAAATTTACGATGCCGCATTTCAGGCTACTGTAGTTGGTACTGGCACAGTTTCGGCTACTGTACAAATTGAAATGTCTAATGACAATATTGGATGGTTGGTTGATTCTACTTCCACATTAACGTTAAGCGGTACCACTGTTGCTAGTAATGGTTTTGTATCTAGTGGACCGTGGCAATATGCGCGTGCAAATATTACTGCTATTTCTGGCACTAATGCTAAAGTGACCTGCACGGTAGGGGGTTAACATGAGTTTATTAGGGCATAGTAAAGATATTAGAAGTGCGGGTGCATTACCGGGTTCGGTGGATGGGGCTGGGAATTCGGGTGCAGGCGCGCCCAATGTCTCTAACTACTCGTCAGCCTACTTTGCCAAGTACCGCGCAGCGTTAGCGCTCACCCGCTTAGGTATCTCGGATACACCCGTGGCTTTTGTCGGGGATTCGACAGGGACCGGGCAGTGGGGTTTTGGTGGAGCATTCGCGAACAACCGGCAGTATGCATATCCAGTAATCATGGCGGGCCTTTTGTCTGCACAAGGCATCCCCGCATCTTGCGAAGGTGTCTATTGCGACAACAACGTTACAAACCAAGGGTCCACGCTGCCCGCGTACGACCCACGAGTCAGTTTCAGCGGGTCCGCTACTGCCGCCCCTGGAGCGGGTTTCCCTGGGCGACTTTTGCAAATGACTGCTGCTGGCACGATAACCCTGGCACCTGGCACGGCGTACGACACCATTGAACTGTACACCCCTACAAACGCAGGGCTAGGTTCGGCGACAGTTAATAACGGTGGTGCAACACTTGGCACAATCAATTCCAATGGAACTCTTGCGCTGACAAAAACGACATACAGCGTGACATTAGGGTCAGCGCCTATCAATATTGTTTGGGCCGCTGGCGGGACTTTCTATAACTCCATCATCCGGCCCTATGTTGCTGCAAACAAAAAGGTAGTTCTCCACAATCTCAGCGGCTGCACCTACAAAGCTTCTGACCTGACAGATACCACACGCCCGTGGTATGGACTTGGCATGCTTGGACTGTTGGCCCCTAAGCTGACAGTGCTTAACATGACAATCAACGACGCTACGGCTCAAACCCCGATTGCCACCTACAAGGCAAACATGCAAGGCATCATCGATGTGGCAAAAATCACGGGCGACGTGCTGATTGTTGTGGGCAACCCCGCAAATATCACTCGCGCCACGGTTGCTGTGCAACAGATTTACGCCACGGCAGCAAAGGAACTTGCGGCGCTGAACAATTGCGTAGTGCTGGATTTGATTGACCGTTGGGTGTCGTACGACTTTGTTCAGCCATTGGGCTATTACGGAGACACCGACGTGCATCCAAGCCGCATCGGCAGCGGAGATATTGCCAACGCAATCACTCGGCTGATTGCTCAGCCTTAAATTCCCGTCCCCGCCGGTGAACATCAACATTTTCAACAATTAATGTAAAATTGTAACTTTATAAAATACTAGAATATTATGTTAATTGTTGAAAATGGTTCTATTGTTGCTAATGCTAATTCATATGTAGATTTAGTATTCGCTCGTACTTATGCAAGTTCTATAGGTTTAGCATTACCTGTAGATGACGCTGAATGTGAAAAATTGTTATTAAACGGCATGGAGTTTATAGAATCTTTTAGACAAAGATTCCAAGGCCACATTGTAGATATAGATCAAACTACACAATTTCCACGCAATTTAGTTTATGTAGGTGGATATTTAGTTTCAAACACATCAATACCCGATAATTTAAAAAAGGCTCAGGTTAGAGCTGCAATTGAAATATCAAATGGTACAGATTTTTTCGAAACTGTAAATGGTCAATTTATTACTGAAGAAACAGTAGGTCCATTAACTACTAAATATTCGGATGAATTTTTAGCTACTTTTGATGGTACACCTATTTATAAAGCAGTTACAAGTTTTATAGATGAATTTTTAGTGCAAGATAGTGGCTATCGTCTAAGTAAATCGTTTGGATTTTAAATGGCCCAATTTGATAGACAAATTGCAACCGCATTACGGCTAATTAAAAAAAATGGTCAAAAGGTGCAATGGCGAAAAGAAGCCGCAAGTATTCCAGACCCATTAAAACCCTGGCTACCTGTGGGCACATCGCCAATAATTTACGAACCGTTTATTGTATTTCTATCGTTAGATTTACAAGGTAAAGAATTTTTATTTTCTTTAAATGGTTCTGAAGCTGTAACAGGTGCATATTACGGTTTAATGGGTAATGTAAGTTTTGAACCAAACACATTAGATATTGTTACGCGAGATGGTATTAAATTAGATATTAATAGTATCGATTTATTATCACCAAATGGTCAAAAGATTTTGTATACTATTATTTTTAATGGGTAAAAATGAATAATCAAATTTTGTATTTTATTGCCGGTGAAGTTCCAACTAATGATGAATTTGAAAAAGCTTCTGTTTTTATGGGTAAAGGTCCATTTTTAGAATTTACTAGTCTTTTACAATTGAATATTAATGACGAATTAATTAGTAATGTCGGTGTTGCTGGCGCAGTCCCCGATAGCTATAAAAATTGCAAAATTTTAGATTTACCTAAAACTAATAAAGTAAAAACTAAAGAAGTTGAATAATGATTGATAATTATTCTAGCGGTCGTAATGAAATATTTGCACAGTTAACCGCCGTATTACCTGCGCTTAATACGCTTTTAGGCTACACGCCGAATATTGTTTATCAGGGTGTAGAAACTGCCGCTAAAATGCCCACAGATAAGCTCTGGATGCGCATTTCTCAGCAAACCGTTATAGAGACTCAGGCTACATTACGGGACGATAATGGTAGGCGATACAGAACTGAGGGTTTAGTTTTTGTGCAAGTTTTTATACCAAAAACAGAACCACAAAATTATGCGTTTGGTTTGTCATGCACCAATGTAATTAAAAATGCATATCGTGGTAAACAAACTAATGGCTGCATATGGTTTAGAAATGTTCGGATTCAAGAATTACCCGCTGAAATGGCATGGTTTAGGGTTAATGTTGTGGCTGAATATCAATATGACGAAATAGGATAAGGAAATTATATGGTTTGCGCAATTAATAAAATTGATTCTAATATCACTGGTTTGGCCTATGCTGAAGAAGTTTGTTTAAAACAACTTCCGGTTTTAGGTACTGATGGTTTCGACCCTACATGGTACGGTTTGGAACCTAACAGTTATTCTGATTTTGGTGGTGAAATCTCTACGGTGGCACGTTCACCTATTGACCCATCGCGCCAAAATAAAAAGGGTACTATTACTGATTTGGATGCGTCAGGTGGTTTCAATACCGACTTTACACAAACTAATTTAACGCGACTGTTGCAAGGTTTCTTTTTTGCCGATGCGCGTCAACCTGCCAGCACGCAAGGTTTGAACACTACCCAAATTCCTATTACTGGTGTTGTTTCATCTAGCAAAACTTATTCAGCCGCATCCGGCCTATCGGTTTTTGCAGTTTCTCAGCTTGTAAAGGCTACAGGTTTTAACACTGCTGCTAATAACGGTATTAAAACTGTCGCTACTGCTGCAACCGGTGCGATTACTGTAGCTGAAACTTTGGTCGATGAAGCAAGCCCGCCAGCAACTTCTAAGTTAGAGCGCGTAGGTTTTCAGTTTGCGTCTGCTGATATTAATATTGCAGTTGTCGGCGGTATCCCATCGCTAACTTCTACAGTTGCAACTTTTACAGCTTTGCCTGATTTATTCCCCGGTAAGTGGGTTTATTTGGGTGATGATGTAGCCGGTAATAAATTTGCAAATAACAATGGTTATGCACGTATTAAAACTATTGCGGCTAAATCGTTGACGTTTGACGATACAAGCTGGACCCCAGTTAATGAAACTGGGACCGCCAAAACGATTCGTATCTATGTGGGCACATCCATTAAAAACGAATTGTTGCCAGCTTTGATTAAAAAGCGTAGCTATAATATTGAACGTCAATTAGGTTTAGGTGCATCAACTACACAAGCTGAATACTTAGAAGGTGCTGTTGCTAACGAATTCACTTTAAATATTCCACAGGCTGATAAACTTAATGCTGATTTAACTTTTGTCGCAAGCGGTAATACACAACGTTCTGGCGATGTTGGAGATTTGATTAAAACCGGCGCTCGAGTTAGTTCTGCTGGTGAGTCTGCTTTTAACACTTCGTCAAATATTTACCGCATGAAATTATCGGTAAATAGCACCACTAGTTCTAACGCTTCGTCTTTATTCGGTTATGCTACAGAAGCTAACGTTTCAGTTGCAAATGGTGTTAGCACTGACAAAGCAATCGGTGTTTTAGGTGGTTTTGATGTTAGCTTAGGTAATTTTGAAGTTAGCGGTTCTGTAACCGCTTATTTCACTACAGTTGCTGCTGTTAAGGCGGTTCGTAATAATGCTGATGTTGGATTAAGCATTATTGGTGCAGCCGCTAATGCTGGATTCATCTTTGATATTCCATTATTGGGCTTAGGTGGTGGTCGCGCTACGGTTGAAAAAGATACTGCTGTGATGTTGCCATTGGAAACTATGGGTGCGCAAAACGCCAATGGTTACACAATGCTTTATGACAATTTTCCATATCTGCCAACTGCCGCTATGCCAGTCTAACAAAGCGTAGTACACTGAAAGGGCCGCGTAAAACCGGCCCTTTTTTATTGTCTAACATTTTGGAGTAATTAATAATGAGTTTATACAAAAATTGGTCTACCGATATTAACAAAGAAGTTAATGGTATTCCTGTAGAGTTTGAAGCTAATGACGATGGGACAGTGCCCACATTCATCATCAGCCGCATGGGTGCTACCAATAAACCGTATTTGCGTGCATTGGAACAAGCCCAAAAACCGTATCTGCGTCAAATTCAGTTAAAGACGATGGATAAGGATAAACATGAAAAATTGATTCTTGAAGTATTTGCAACCAATATTATTAAAGGTTGGTCTAATATTCAAGATGAAAACGGTAATGTTTTGGCATATAGCAAAGAAAATGCAGTTAAGATTTTGACTGATTTGCCAGAAATTTATGATAACTTGTTTCAAGTTGCAATGTCTGCCGATATGTTCAAAAAAGACGAATTGGAAGAAAGCGCAAAAAACTAATTGAAGTTTCGGGGTATTTGCAAGACGTTGGCCTAATTGAGCAAACGTTAGCTAGACAATCTAAACAAATGGGTCAACCATTGCCGGAACGTATATCTAACGCCCCTGAACTTTATGATGGCTTGCAAATATACCTACAGGCGTTTAATGATTTAGATAGCGAAAGATCGCATGCTATGGGAATTACACAAATTCCTTGGAGTGCCATTATAAATTATGCAAAAGTCAATGATTTTAGTCAAGATCAAACTGACGATTTAGTTTATTTAGTTAGAGCTATGGATTCAGAGCATTGTAAAAAATTAGACGCTAAACAAAAAAGTAAAAATGGCTCGAAATCTGAACGACTTGGCCAATAGTTTAGACACATACGTTAAAACTATTGATAAAAAGGCTTCTGAAAAAGCTGTAAAAATTGCCATGATCGGGCTTGAAGTTTTGTATTGGCGAACCCCAGTGGATACTACAAAAGCTGTATCTAATTGGGTGGTTTCTTTAGACAATCCAGACTTTAAAGTTATTGATCCTTACGTGCCAGGGTTTTTAGGTTATACGGCTAGCGCTAGTATTGCAGTCGCCAAATCTCAAGCCGAATCAACATTATCGAATAAAAAACCCGGACAAACTATATACATAACTAATAACACAGAGTATATAAGAGGTTTGAATTCTGGTACATCGAAACAAGACCCCGGCGGTTTTGTTGAAGCCGCTGCAATGATTATGCGTAAATCGCTAAACAATTAGGATAATTATGGCTGACGAAAGTATTGTAATTGAGATTAAAGACGGTATTGATAGCGGCATTGCAGCCAAAATTAAACTAATTGCAGTTGAAGCTAGAATAACGCAAAAAGATTTAGACGGTTTACAGAAAACTATAAATGGTTTAGGCGTTAGTAAACTTAATGCTGTCGGTGCGGCATTGGCTAGCACTTCAGCAGGTGCCTTAAAAGCTGCGCTGGCTAATGAAAAATTGGCTGTTGCACAACTTAAAACTGAGGTTGTCGCGCAAGCTGTAGCCCTTGCTGAAGCCAAAGTGGCGATTGCTGCTGCACAGGTATCGGCTGCACAAGAAAAAGCTGCTAAGGCCACCGTACAGGCATCCACGGCTGCGCAGCAACTAGCCACGGAAACGCTACGGACTCAAAAGGCGCAAGATGCTGCCGCGCTGTCTGCTATTCGATTGGCTAACGCACAAAAACAACCTACAAGTACCACAGGCTCACAACTTTTAGATAATTTGCAGGAACAAGTTAGGCTTTATGGTAAAAGTTCTGACGAAATATTAAAGTATCGTGCTACGCAAGCTGGTGTACTTGCACAAGCAAGCCCGTTAATTTTACAACTACAAAATATAAAGGCTGCACAAGAAGGTATTGCACAATCAGCGCGTGATGCAGCAAAAGCACAAAAAGAATTAGATGCTGCCGAATCAAATAAATCTTCTTTTATTAATTCGTTAAAATCACAATCAGATGCAATTGGTAAAAGTAATGCTGATTTGTTAGAAATGAAAGCTGCAAAAATGGGGGTTACTTCACAAGCCGCCCCATTTATAGCTAAATTGCGTGAAGAAGAAAATGCAATACGTTCAAACGGTAAACAATTTAACGCAGCAGGATTAAGCGTAAAACAATATAACGCTTCGATGCGTGGTGTACCTGCACAGATTACAGACATTGTAGTTTCGTTACAAGGTGGTCAAGCACCATTAACAGTATTGCTCCAACAAGGTGGACAATTAAAAGATATGTTTGGCGGTATTGGTCCTGCCGCAAAAGCGTTATCTGCTTCATTACTGGCAATGATTAATCCGTTTACGGTCGTTGCAGCCGCTATCGGCGTATTTCTATTTACTGTGGGCAAAGTCGAATCTAGCTTGCGCGAACTTAACGGATTGGCTGCACAATTTTCAGCTACCGGGCGCGGTGATATTGATAATTCTTTTATTGTCCAATTGCGTAAAGAATTAGCTCTGTTGCCTGGAGTTTCTAAAACCGCCGCGACTGCAATTATTTCAGAGTTTGCCAATATTAGAAATATTGGCGGTGAAAATTTAAAAGCTGCTGCCGGTACTGTTGCTGATTTGGCTGCTGCTTTAGGGACTGATTCGCCAAAAGCTGCAAAAATATTAGCTGAAGCATTTAAAGACCCCGTTAAAGGTGCTATAGAATTAGATGAAAAGTTAGGATTTTTAACTACTGAAAACTTTAAAACTATTAAAAGTTTAAGCGATTTGGGTAAAACTGCCGAAGTTCAAAAATTCATTATTGACAAGTTAA